CCAGTCTCAGCGCATCTTCCAAGACTATGCCAACAACTACAATCAGGCGCAAACGGCCTCGATGAATGCGTTTCAGAACCAACAGGCTCGGGCGCAGAACGTCGGCAACCTTGCACTGGGCGCAGGACAACTGGCATCTGGCAGCGCAACTGGGATTGCCAACGTCGGGAAGCAGACAGCTGACCTTGGTCAACAGGCCTCTGGCTTGGCACAGGGTGACACCTCGTTCCTGTACAACATTGGTAACCAGCAACAGGCTTACCAGCAGAAGGTGCTTGACGCTGCCCGCCAGACAGCGATCCAGCAGCAGTACGAGCCGTATCAGCGGATTTCGTTCCTCAGTGATATCTACAAGGGCGCACCTTCGTCGCAGCAGACGATCAGTCAGACCTCGGCTCCTTCTCCATCGCTTGTTTCACAGGTCGGTGGTCTTGGTATTGCTGGTCTGTCCGCGTATAATCTCTTCGGTGGTAGCGGCTCTACACCTAAGTAAAGGTAAGCACGATGTATGATCCTGTTCTCAATCGCCCCATGTTCCAAGCCCAGAACACCGCCACTCCAATGGCGGCTGCTCCTATGGGGGCAAAGGGCACTGGCATCACATCGATGGTGACTTCACCAGACCCTGACACCACGATGCAGCAGCTCAAGGCTTTCGGTAGTCCGGTGGCTCCGACTATGGGTTATGCCGACGGCGGTCCTGTGCAGAACTTTGCAGAGGGCGGTCTCTCCAGCATCTTCAGTCGTTTTGCTGATTCCTTGAAACAAGGCGGCGGTGAAGTACCCGATAACGCGATGGTCGCGACTGACGAGGATGTCGCTAATCAGCAAGCGGCAACTGCCGAAAGAATGCGGCAGAACATGGTGCAAAACGCCAAGTCAGACGAACAAAAAAGAGCGGAGCTTTATGAGATTACAAGGCGGGAGGAAGAGCGTCTTTCCGGGCCGGATGCTTATGGATCCTCGGAGGGGATTGTATCCATCCCCCGCTCGGATGCTCCTTCACGGCAACCCCCTACTCCTCCTCGTCCCCCCTCTGTTCGGGAGTTTCAAAACCCATACGGTGCTACTCCTCCTAGCGATAGCGAAGAGCGTCGATACATTGAAGAACGTGCTATGCCTAAGGCTCCTCCCATGCCTCCAGAAGGTCGCCCGACGGAAGAGCGCAGCAGCATCTCGACGGAGCTTAACAAGATCCGGGAAGAACGTAAGGCTCAATCCGCAGCGGACCGCCGCGAGAATGCTTTGATGGCGTTGATGTCCGCTGGCTTCGGTATGGCTGCGGGCAAGAGCCGTCACGCCCTTACCAACATTGCGGAAGGTGGGCAGCAGGGCATTGCTACCTTTGCCAATCTGGAGAAGAGCCGTCGCGAGGACGATAACCGCCGCTATCTGGCTGACCTTCATGAGCGCGAGCTGCGGATGAACGAGCCTTATAAGCAAGCGATGACTGAGCAAGCGCAAGCTCAGGCTGCATACCTGAAGACCCGCCCTGCATCAGAACAGCAGCGTCAGCAGCTTCGCGAAACAACGGCAATGTACAACGCTCGCAAAGAAGCTGCTAATGAGTTTATCCGCCGCAAGAAGGACGACTATACCTTTGGTCAGCAGTTCAATAATCCGGCTACTGGTGCAGCCATGGAAAAAGAGTGGCTGGCCCGCAGAACCCGTGAACTGATGCCGGAACACTTGGCCCGCGTGATGAACGATGCTAATAATGGTTCGCAAGGAAATGTAAGCCCAACCAACGCGGAGTGATCTTTATGGTTGACGAAACGCCAGCCCCTTTAACTCCGCTCCAGCAATACAAGTCGACCTTCACGGGGCTAGCCGATACCCCCGACGATCAGGTTATCGACTCTTTGTATGGCGAGTACGGCAAGGCTTCCGGTATGGACAAGCGAGACTTTGCTCTCGCTTGGCAGGGCCGTGGACCAAGGATGTCCCCCCTTCAGTCAGGTATTGCTGGGCTCAAAACCAGCTACCTTACTACCAAAGCCGGAGTAGCGCAGTCTCTTGGGGCAGATGAGTCTGCCCGCAACTACCTCAAAGAAGCAGAGACCATTGAGGCTGATACAAAGGCTCGATATCAGCCTGAGTTCCGGTCGTTCGATGACGTGCGCGGCCCAATCGATCTTGCAAAATACACCGCTGAAAAGTTTGGTGAGTCTGCCCCTCAAATGGCGGCACAAGCTGCGGGTGCATTGGCCTTGACGGCTGCGTCAGCAATAGCTCCGGTAGCAGCTCCCGTTGGTATTGGTGCTCGTGTCCTTTACACAGGACTAAGGGCACTTGCCGGTACGACAACCCGAGCTGCTGTCACCGGAAGCACCGCAGTTGGTCTGCCTCTTTACACGGGGGCCAATCTTCAGCGTCAGATGGACGAAGGTGCAAAGTTTGAGGACGTAAGCTTAGGTCGCGCAACAGCTGCGGCAGCTCTTCAGTCAACACTGGATTCGATATCTCTTGCCACTGTGTTTAAGGGCCTTCCCGGAAGCATGCTTCAAAAAGGTGGCATCTTCCGGCAAGCGGTCATTCGTGGTGTCGAATCAGGGGCAACCGAATCCCTTACGGAAACGGCACAGCAAGCCCTTGAAATCATGCAAGCCAATCCTCAGAAGCTGTTTGAGTTTGGAGCAGACGTTCAGAAGGAACTGAAGGAAGCGGCTATTGCTGGCGCGATCCTCGGCGGCGCAATGGGTGGTGTGGCTGGCGGGGTTCAAAAAGGATTTGAACGCAAGCCGAAGCCCGTTGATGATACCACAACCCAGCAGGGTGGCGATAATACGGGCGGCGGCGGTGACACGACTACCGACACAAGCGGTGGTGCACTTCCTCCCCCTACTCCGGGATATGCTCCTCGGACCTTTGGTTCTGAGGGTCTGACAGAACCCTCCATCCAGCGGGCAGATCCTCGGACAGGCAAACCTGTGGTTGAGGTTGGCCTTACTCAACCCGTGGAACAGGTTGTTCCGGGTAATATTACAACGGAGGCCCAAGACCTTATCCGCTTGGTGGACCAAGGGAACATGCAGCTCACCCCTGCAATAACCCCGGAACTTCAGAGGATTCTTCAGGAGAATGGGATTGCTGTCGAGGCAAGTGACACCTCCGATACGGCCCTCGAAAAATTGCGGGCTAAGGCTACCGTAGCTCCTATTATTAAGGACAAGGTCGGAGTTCATTTCACCAATGACTTTGATCGTGCGCTCTTCTATGCCAACTCCCCAAACATTGATGAGGCAACTCGGCAAGAGTACGAGGACTTCCTGACCCATCAGGGCCTCGACAAAACCCAGATTCTTGAACTTGGGTTGCGGCTTGAGGACAAGATCCAAGAGGAAGCTAAGACTCACTTTCAGTTAGGCAACGAAGGTCCTCTGACCTTGGACTTCTCCCGCAGGGAAGCCGCTGAGATCTACAACAACCTTCCACAGGTCGCCGACACGTGGAAGAAGTTGCAGGAGCAGGGTTACTCTGCCGAGCAGATCAATGAGGAGATGTCCGGTGAGGCGGCATACACTAACGCCACTCGCGGGAATGTGTCTGATGCAGTGCAAAAAGACACCGGGATCTTCTATTACGACAGGTCTCCCCCTAGAACTAATGACCCAAATGCGGTTGCGGCAGTTCCGGACAAAACTTTCAAGCGCAAGTTGGAAAGCAAATTTCCCGGTCTCACCTCCATCATGGAGAACATTGCTCAACGTCTGTTCCCCGGGACAGATATCCATTTCTTCAATGAAAAGGATCCAAATAACTTTGGTTCCTTTGCCGGTATCTGGCGTTACAAGGTGGACCCAAGTGCCCGCCGTCCCGGAGCCATGGGCATTGCTATCAACCTTCACGATATCTTGAAGGGGGCATACTCCAAAGGGAAGCAGCCTTCCCCACGTCAGATAGCCAATCTTGTCCATACTATCCTGCATGAACTTAGCCATCCTGCTGTTGATTCGGTCCTTACCCGACTGAATGCCGCTGATATGGAAGCGGTCATGCAACAGTATGCTTCGGAACGTAACAGCATAGCTATTAAAAGAGAGGCCGCTGCTCGAACTATCAACCAGCATACTTTTGATCTTAAACAAAAGGGTCCTGTAACCGAGCAAGAGCTGGCTGACCTCAAGGACAGGGTTGCCAAAAGATTTGGGGTGTCTGTTTCTTCCATAGAAAAGTTTATCGCTGACCCTAGTGTCAACGAGCTGGGTGCTTTCTGGCATAAGGACAGCCAAGAGCTAACCTACCGCAGGGACTTTCAGGAGTGGGCTGCTGAAAAAGGCATGCGCTGGATGCTCCAAGAAATCCCGGGCCGTATGCCTGAGACCGTCTTGGACAAATTTGCAGCCGCCGTTCTTAAAGCTTTGCGTCAGGTTTATGAAACCATCGAAGCTGCATTTGGTATCCCGTACACCCCCGGCGCGTTTGAAAAAGCGATGGCGGATACGTGGGGAGCTCATGATCGTACCAACGTCAACAAACAGTTGGCGGAGAAGATGATCTTGGATCCGCGTAATAACGCTACGGGTGGACCGTGGGCTAACGGCCCCTTTGGTCCAAGGCCCTACTATTCCTCCGCTGAACTTCAGGTTGGGCCAGACGAATATTCTCGTTCAACATCTCAATTCGGTGCACTTGCGGGTGAGGATCAAGCCAAGTACAGCTCCCCAATCGAGGACCTTCCCAAAGAACCGAGGGAGAAAAGGGAACAGGTTAAGGCTGACAAGACCCAAACTGCCCCTGAGAACACACAGCTTCAGCCCACTGGGAACGTAGAAACCATTGTCCGTAAACTTCGCCCTGAGGTGGAGCAAAAGGAAACGGGGATCAAGGCTTTCTTCAAGGGCATTCGTGACCTGTTGAAAGGCAACAGCTGGCGCGGAATGGCGGACTTCATTACAGAGAAGTTAGCCGACAACATGATCAAGGTCCTGCGCCTTGATGAGCGGTACGCTGCCGAGATGAAGAAGCAGGGTCGCCCCTTGGAAGCAGGGTACGACCAACGCTATCCCGCAACCGCTCGCCTCTCGGCGTATGCGGCAGCACTTGCACGTGACAACTCCCTTGCTATGGTCGAAACAATCCTGCACCACGGTGGCAGCATTGAGTACGTCAAGACGGGGAACGAGGCTACCGATGGGTACATCCGTGTAAACCGCAACGGTAACAAGGGCCTCACCTTCCTTGGTGATCTGATCCGTGCTGGGAAACTGGAACGCTGGCGCGACTATGCCATGGCAAAGCGCATCGCGGGCCTGACCGAGCGCGGGCTGAAAACCCCTATCACTGTTGCTGAGGCGAACGTCATCCTTCGTGAGTACGGTCAGGATGCTGACATCGTCAAAGCTTACGAGAGTTTTCAGAAGCACAACAACAGCATGATCAAGCTGGCAGTGGACACCGGAGTGATCACCAAAGAAGCTGGTGCGATGTTTGTGAAGAACAACGACTACTACCCATTCTATCGTGAGATGGAAGAGGGCAAAGGTTTCTCGGGCCCAATCTTCACGGCTGGTCTGATCTCCCCCACCAAGATTGCCAAGGCAATGGGCGGCACGGAGCACCTGAAGAATGACCCCGTCGAAGTGATCTTGAAGAACACCCACTTCTGGGCAAATGCTGCCGCAAAGAACGTCGCATCCAACAAGATGTATACGATGATGAAGTTCTTGGGCGAGGCTTCGGATCTTCCTGCTAAGGGCGGGGTGGTCAAGCCGGGCGAGATCGAAGGCACGACACGCATCAAGGGCAAAGAGCAGAGGTTCGTTATCAAAACTCCTGATCTTGCGGCGGCAATGGAGTCTATGGGCGCAAGCCCGATGCCAAACTGGACCAAGATCCCCGGAGCTTTCACGAGTTTCTATCGTGAACTTGTGACCCGTGATCCTACGTACATCTTTAAGAACCTAATGCGCGATCCGTTCTCGGCAATGGTTACCAGTGGCGTGAACTTCAATCCGTTTAAGGCCTTCTCAAACTTTGCGCGGGCTTTAAAGAACCCTGACTCTATGGAGTCTTTGCTTGCTTTGCAGAACTTCGGCATCTTGGGCGGGTACAAGTCCCTCCCAAACATGGAGAACGCATCAAAACTTCTTGGTAAGGGGTTCGATCCAGCCTCCATCCAGCAAGGCAGCGTCTTTGTTGTGCCGGATGCTAATACCTTAACTGGTATAATCTCCAAGTCTTGGAACGCCCTTGGTCGTATGTCCGAGGCTTCTGATGCTGCAACCCGTACGGCTATCTACGAAGAGGTCTTGGCAAAGACAGGCAATGAGGCCGAGGCTGCTTTCCGTGCACAGGAAGTGATGAACTTCCGCAAGCACGGCACAAACCAAGCCATCCGCATTCTGAGCATGATGGTCCCCTTCGTTAACGGTCGCATCCAAGGTATCAGTGTGGCGGCTCAGGCTTTCGCTGATGGCAACCGCATGCACACCTTGGTCAAAGGCGGGATGTTGTTCGGCGCGGCGATGGCTCTTCAGGGTCTGACCGCAGATGACAAGGACTATTTGCAGCTACCAGACTATGTTCGTCAGGGGTCCTTGGTAGTTCCGCTGAAAGTCTTGGGCATTTCTGACAAGGGATTCCTTGCCATACCAAAGCCATTTGAAATGGGCTTCATCTTCCAGACCATTCCGGAGCTGATGATCCAAGCCTATGGCACGGACAGCAAGGAAGACCGTGCGGTCAAGACCGTCATTGCAAACTACTTGGGGCAGACCTTTGGGATCAGTCCTTTCCCCTCTATCATTGCACCAATCGCTGAAGTGTACTTCAACCGCTCCAGCATGACGGGCTTGCCTATCATCACCCAATCAATGGAGCATCTGCCTCCGGAGTTGCAGTACACTGCGGCAACATCCGACATAATAAAGAACCTCGGACAGGCGACGGGTATCTCCCCTGCAAAGTTGGAGACCATCGTTAAAGGGTACGGCGGTCAGGTCATCACCACCATGTTGACCATGCTTGATGGTATGTACCGTGCGTCAACTGGTAAGGGCGTGGAAAAGGATTTCACCCAGTATCAACCTGTCTCCACGTTCATCAAAACCGAGAAGAACACCAATCCGCAGGGAGTTGCTGACATCTATCGGCTGTCCGCTGAAATCCAAGGGCTGACCACTGGCCTTAATAACTACATCAGCTACGGCATGATCAAGGAAGCGGATAACTTGGTGAAAGAAAATCAGGGCTTGTTCGCTCTGAAACAAACTATCGGAAACTTACGTAACCAGTTGAACACCCTCAGCCGTCAGGAGCGTATCGTCATGAACAACGATGCGATCCCGCAGGAAGACCGCACACGGATGGTTGATAGTTTACGCGAGGCCCGCCGCCAGATATCCTCGGCCATGCCGGACCTCATCAAACAAACAGGAAAGTAAGATGAACTTTATTGGATCTGCGACCCCGTCATCACTTGCCGACATCGAAGCTATTGCTGCGGAGATTGGCGTTCCAACCGCCGCATTCCGTGCGGTGATTCAGGTGGAAGCCGGAGGCAAGGGGTATGATAAATCGAACCGCCCCAAGGCTTTGTTCGAGCGTCACCACTTCTACAAGCACCTGAAGGACACGCCGGATAAACTTGAGGTCGCCGTAAGCGAGGGGCTGGCCTATCCAAAGTGGGGTACAACCCCGTACCCAAAAGGCAGCGATGCTGTTTATGAGGAAATCCGTCGGGCCTGTGACATCGAGGAAGAAGCCGCCTTGCTGTCTACGTCGTGGGGCCTTCCTCAGATCATGGGCTCCAACTACAAAATGGCGGGCTGCTCTTCTGTTCGTGAGCTGGTCGAACAGTCCATGGAGTCCGAGGCAAATCAGTTGCGGCAGATGGCAAACTTCCTGAAGTCCGCTGGTCTTGCTGACGATCTTGCTGAATTGAATTGGGCCGCTGTCGCCCGTGGGTACAACGGCCCTCAGTATGCGGTGAACAAGTACGACGAAAAGCTGGCGGCAGCTTACAAAGCTTTCGCCTAAATCAGCCAGTCCTTGTACCCTTCGTTCAGCACCTCCGTAGCAATGTTGATCTTGTTACGGAGGGCTAGAAGGATCTTCTCGTCGACCGTCCCCTCGGTGACGATGTCAATGTAGGTCACATTGTTCTTCTGACCTATGCGGTGAGCGCGGTCCTCTGACTGGAGCCGTACCTCTAAGTCATAGTTGTTCGAAAAGTAGATTACGGTCGAGGCTTCCGTAAGCGTCAGTCCGTAGCCACCTGTCCTTGGTTGACCAATGAAGAACCGTAGCGGGTGATTTGGATCTTGAAAGTCCATCACCATTTGTTGGCGGTCCTCTGCACTTGTCTCACCGAAGTAGATTCCGCAGCTGTTCGGACCATAGACCTCTGATAGTTTCTTTTGGATCATTTTCAGATCGTACACGTAGTTGGCCCAGATGATGACCTTTCCGTCGACCTCTTCCAGTGCAGCCTCCAACTCATCGAACTTGTTGGAGTGCATCTCGGTGACGGTCCCATCATCAGCCTTGAAGTAGCCCGAGCAAATCTGCTGCAAGCGGATGATCTGGGTCAAGACGTTTTGAGCGGTGGCCTGTTTGCCCTCCAGCTCCGCCACAGCCATCTTCTTCATGCGGTAATAGAGCAGGGCCTGTTCGTCCGTCAGCTCTACATTACGACGTGTATACACTTTCTCCGGAAGGTCTAGGCAATCCTTCTTTAGGATGCGAAAAGAGAATTTGTCCAGTTTGTCAGACAATTCGGATAGGTTTTGATAGCCCACCACCTGATTGAAGGAGTGTGATCCGACGTTGCGACGGACCATGCGGGCATAGCGGGACTGGAATGTGTAGAAGGAAGAGTGGCCCAAGAGCCAAGGATCGAGGAACTCGCACTGCGTGTACAAATCCATGGGGCTCTTGGTGATGGGCGAGCCAGTCATAATCCGCTTGTACTTGGCAAGCATTCCTGCCCTGATGCAGTTCTTCGTGCGCTTTGCCTTGCCGTTCTTGATCGTCGTGCTTTCGTCCACTGCCATTAGGGCCGGACGCTTGCGGAGGAAATCCATCGCAAATTGGGTTCCACGTGAGGTGGAAAACGCTTCGATATTCATCACGACAATCTTGAAGTTCTCGTCCTCGGCAAGGGCGATCTTCAAATGCTCTTCCTGCTTCTTGGTCTGGGACGGTGACCATACAACCACGTCGTGCAAAATGTGGCTAGGAAGGTGCTTGGGGATTTCGATCTTCTCCCAGTTCTTGTACACACCCTTGGGTGCAACGACGAGCATGCCCGTGATGCTACCCTTGTCGTAAAGAACTGCGGCATTGTCGATCAGGATCTTTGACTTACCTGTTCCCATCTCGGCGAACAGCGCAAACTCTGGTTGGTTCCACGATTTATTTAAAGCATCCTGCTGATGCTTGTACGGAGGAAGCTTAAACTTGTAGCGTTGAATGTCCATGCTCTTGCCCTTTCTGGTTGGCACTGCTAAAAATATACACTGCAAAAATAATTTCAACCCCCTCCTTGACAATCTTTTTTAGCTGACCCATTTTAGGGAGGCATAACGGGAGAAAGCCGTGACAGTCTACATTACACAAGAGATCCGTGGGCGTGACTTATCAGACGCTCTGGAATTTGGTGACCTTGAGATTCTGATTCCTGCGAAGGAACAGGTTTCCTTGTCATCAATGCCAACCGTCCGCAGGATGGAACGCAAACTCAGCAAGTTTACCGACAAAGATTATTTGGTGCTGGCAGGAGACCCTGTCTGCATTGGTATTGCTTGCGCTGTCGCAGCCTTGAACAACAACGGACGATACAAAGTTCTGAAGTGGGACAGGCTTGATGAGCGGTACTATCCTTTAGACGTAGACGTTTACACCAACCAGAGGAAAGAAAGATGAACCTCGAAGACATTGCGAATGAGTTGAGCACTGTGAAGGATGACGATCTTGGTAAGGTAGCCAGCCTTGTTCGTCACCAGCTCAGTCTCGAACTGCAAGTGGCCCAGCTGGAAGAACAGCTGAAGCGCACCAAGCGCGACCTCGATGAAGTCTCCGGACAACACCTTCCGGAAGCGTTGCAAGAATATGGCCTGTCCGAACTGACAATGGCTGATGGTTCCAAGATCTCGGTGCAGACCGTTATCTCCGCATCGATCAGCAAGGAGCGTCAGCCGGATGCTCACGACTGGTTACGTGACCACGGTCATGGAGACTTGATTAAGAACACCGTGTCCGTCACCTTCGGTCGCGGGCAGGATGAGACTGCTAAGGATATTGTTCGTGTGCTTCAGTCAAACGGACTCGACCCTGAGCAGAAGGAAGCTGTTCACCCAAGCACACTCAAGGCTTTCGTGAAGGAGCAAATCGAGAAGGGAAGCGAGATTCCTTCCGAGACGTTTGGAATTTACATTGGTCAAAAGACCGTCATCAAGAAAGGTAAGTAAGATGAGCAAGTCAACTGCAGTTGCCACTAAGGCCCCCGCCGCTACTGCACTCACACTGGCAGACATGGACCTTGAGTCCTTTGCCAACATGGGCATGGAGGAAATGACAGCGGACGATCTTTCCGTACCGTACCTCCGCATCCTTGCACAGCTGTCACCACAGGTGAACAAGCGTGACGGTGCATATGTGCAGGGTGCTGAAGCGGGCATGATCTTCAACACCGTGTCCAACGAAGTCTACGATGGCGAGGAGGGTATCCTTGTTGTGCCGTGCTACTACAACCGCCGTCTGGTTGAGTGGAAGCCGCGCGCTTCCGGCGGTGGTTTGGTAGAAAGCTATGCTGGTAATCACCCCATCAAGGATACCACCCAAAAGAACGACCGCTATGAGGACGTGCTTCCGAATGGCAACATCCTGAGCGACACCGCCCAGTTCTTTGTCCTGCTCGTTCACCCGACGCAGGGTCCTCAGCGTTGCCTGATCACCATGACCAGCACCCAGCTGAAGAAGGCGAGGACTTGGAACACTACCCTTCAAAACATGAAGGCCGTGGGGGAAAAGGGGGTGTATACCCTTCCGTCCTTTGCCAACATCTTCCGCCTTCGCACGGTCGAAGAGCGCAACGATAAGGGTTCATGGTTCGGTTGGTCCATCTCGCATGAGCGTTTCGCTGACTACAAAGGTCAAGACGCTCACCTGTTTGCGATGGGTCGGGAATTTGCAATGTCTGTTCGTGCTGGTGACGTGAAGGTTAAGGATGAACACGAGGACAACTCGTCTCGTGCCGTTAACGCATCCGATGACATTATGTAATCGCCCATTGATCTGAAATACGGAGAGCTGGAATAGCGATTTCAGCTCTCCTTTTGTCGGAGTAGAAAGTATGGGCGTCGCAGAAAGATTTTTTGAACTGTTTGCTGGGAACGATAGAGCCCACGGCACGTTCAATGTACAGAACAACAGAGCCACCGATGGCAAGAAGACGGGACAGGCGCGGGTGTTGCGCGAACCTCCGTCCGTTGACCTTTGGCAAAAGCATTTAGACGGATCAAGCGGTCTAGGTATTATCCCCATCAAGGACACCAACACGTGTCACTGGGGCGCAATCGATATTGACACGTACAACCTCGATCATTCGGCCCTGATCAAACAGGTTCTGAAGCACAAGCTTCCGGGGGTTGTCTGCCGCAGCAAGTCCGGCGGCGCACACCTATTCTTCTTCATGACGGAAGAGGTTCCGGCCTCCGAGTTACAGCCAAAGCTTGTCAGCCTAGCCGCCCTCTTGGGTTTCGCTGGGTCTGAAGTGTTTCCGAAACAACAGCAGATACTTGCTGATCGTGGTGACACGGGCAACTTCCTGAACATGCCGTACTTCTCCGGTGGCCTGACCACTCGGTATGGGTACAACAACGACGGAGAAACACTTGGTCCAGAAGAGTTCCTCGACTTTGCTGAAGGCCGGAAGGTAACACCGGATGCCTTCCTCGGAATTGAAACCACCCATAAAAAAGCAGAAGAAATCCTCCCGAAGGGACCGCCCTGCCTCCAGCATCTGGCGGCACAAGGCTTTGGCGAAGGGGGCCGCAATAACGCCCTCTTCAACCTTGGGGTCTACGCGAGAATGTCCAACCCCGACAACTGGCAAAAGGTGGTCGAGGACTACAACCAAAAGTTCATGAAGCCACCGCTGGGTAATAAAGAGGTGGAAACCATTACCCAACAGCTGGAGCGCAAAGAGTACTTCTACAAGTGCGAGGACCAACCTATCGCTAGCTTCTGTAACAAGGAGCTGTGCATCACCCGCAAGTTCGGGATAGGTCCGGGACAGAAGTCAAATGACCTAGGATCTCTGACCAAGATCAACGGTGATCCACCCATCTGGATTCTCGATGTCGACGGGCAACGGGTAGAGTTGAGCACTGATTCGCTCGTGTCGCAGATGCAGTTCCAAAAGGACTGCCTGTCGCAGATCAACCTGTTCCCCAAGACGATGAGTACCAAGGCGTGGCAGAGCCGGATGCAAGTCCTGCTTTCACAGCTGACCATTGTCGAGGTCCCACCGGAAGCCACACGGAAGGGAGAGTTTGAAGACCACCTGACCAGCTTCTGTTGCGACCGTGCTCGTGGGACTGACAGGGAAGATGTGCTGCAAGGCATCTCTGTCTGGGCCGAGGGCAGGGTGTTCTTCCAAGTGAAAGACCTCAAAAGATACCTGACGAACAACCAGTTCAACCACTACAGCGCAGTGCACATTGGTCTACGGTTACGCGAGTTCGGAGCTGACAAGATGTTTTGGAACGTCAAAGGAAAGGGCGTTCATGTGTGGGGGATCAGGCAAGACTTCTTCTCCCACTTTGCTCCGGTGTCCTTGGACCTTCCGCCAATCCATATCGAGAAAGATATCATGTGATGAACATTATTTTGGGACCCCCCGGAACAGGGAAGACAACACGACTGCTGACCCTTGTTGAAGAAAACTTGGCGAAGGGCGTTTCTCCTGACAAAATCGGGTACTTTTCTTTCACCAGACGAGCCGCACAAGAGGCCGTGCTTCGTGCGACAATCAAGTTCCGCAAGTCCTATCAGGACCTGTTGTACTTCCGCACCCTGCATAGTCTTGCCCTGCTTCGCACTGGGATCAAGAAGCAGAAGATCATGAGCCACGACCACTACATGGACTGTGCCAAATGGTTGAGCATCGACCCCTTCTCCGAGCTGACCATGCTTGAAGAAGGGCCATATCAGGACTACGGGTTCAACGACAAGTTCCTTGGTATTATCAACATGTCGAGGATCACGCGCACTCCGCTGTACGAGATCTACAAGTACTCCACCGTTCCTTACACCACGGACTGGAGCAAGGTGGACTATGTCAACCGAGGCCTGACACAGTACAAGAAGTCACACGGTCTGTACGACTTCACCGATCTGCTCGAAGAGTTCATCACCTATGACCTCTCCCCTGAGTTCGACGTCGTGTTCGTTGACGAGGCACAGGACTTGTCGCCAATTCAGTGGGAGATGGTACACCAGATTGCCCGCAAGAGCGGTCAGGTTTACGTGGCTGGAGATGACGATCAGGCGATCTATCGGTGGGCCGGAGCTGATGTCGATCAGTTCATCCGGCTTGGCGGTTCAGTCGAGGTCCTTGGGCAAAGCTACCGCATCCCCCGTACTCACCACGAGATGAGCCAGAAGGTTATCCAAGGTGTCCACCACCGCCGCATCAAAGAGTTCAAGCCCCGCGACGAGGACGGCTTGGTTGCATGGCATTGGTCGGAGGAGGAAGTCAATCTGGACAAGGATGATTGGTTGCTCCTGTCCCGCACCAAGAAAGGTGCACGTCAGCTGGAGCAAAGTGTCCGGCAGCGCGGCCTGTTCTATTCGTACAACAACAGCCGTGATGTGAACCACTCCGCTCTGGATGCCATCCGTGTGTGGGAAGACTTGCGTAGCGGGAGAGCCTTCACTGCGAAGGATGTCCGCATGGTCTATCGATTCATGATGCTTAACGAACAGGTAATGCGGGGGCACAAAACATTACCCTCCGTTGACGAGGAGAAGCAGCTGACCCTGCAAGACCTGATGGAGAACCACGGCCTGATGACCGATGCCCCATGGGAAGATGCACTCACTGTCATTCCGGACGAGGAAGCACGGTACTACAAAGCTTGCATCCGTCGGGGCGAAGACTTCACCAAGGCTCCACGCATTCGCATCTCCACCATCCACACTGCAAAGGGAGCCGAGGCAACCAACGTATTGCTGATGACAGACGTCCCAAAAAAGTCTAACAATACAATGGCAAGCAGTTTGCACACGGACGATGATGAGCTCCGTGTTTTCTATGTCGGTCTAACGCGGGCCAAGAAAGAGCTCCACTTGATCCACCCGCAGAAGAATGGGAAGCGTATCATATGAACATGGACCGAGAGGTTCTTGCGACCTGTGAATGTGGCAAGTACGAAAAGGTTTTGACGCTGAGGAAGGTCAAGAATTACTGGCCTACCTGTGAGTGCCGTCTAGCAATGAGGATTAAGAATGTCGACTCCGTACCAGTACGAGCACAAGACCGAGTGGGTGATGCCGGACAGCTACCCGAATTTATCCGACGCCCACGAGATAGCGATTGATCTTGAAACCTACGACCCTGACCTGAAGAGCAAGGGCAGCGGTTGGCCTATCAAGAACGGGCACGTTATCGGCATCGCCGTAGCGGTGCGCGGGGCTGAGTGGTACTTCCCCATCCGCCATGAGAACGGACCCAACCTTGATGTGAAGGCTACCCTTCGCTGGGTCAAAGCCATCTGCAACCTAGCAAATTGTACATACATATTTCATAATGCAATGTATGACGTGGGTTGGTTGCGGGCTGAGGGCGTTGAGGTAGCGGGCCGCATCGTCGATACGATGGTTGCCGCTCCGCTTCTGGACGAGAACCGTTTCAGCTATGCGCTGAACTCCCTCGGTCGTGACTACCTCCATGAGACCAAGGACGAACGCGATCTGCGTGAGGCAGCACTATCAATGGGGATCGACCCCAAGGCAGAGATGTACAAGCTGCCCGCCCACTTCGTCGGTCGGTATGCCGAGCAGGATGCTGGGCTGACCTTACGCTTGTGGCATCACCTCTACGGTCTGCTCGTAAAGGATGACCTCTTGTCGATCTTCGATCTGGAGATGCGCGTGTTCCGCGTGATCTTCGAGATGCGGAGCCGTGGGGTGCGCGTCGATCTGGAGAAGGCTGACGGTGTAAAGCGGAAGCTTCTTGCCGAGGAGAACGCCCTGCTGTCCAAGATCAAGAAGACTTCTGGTGTCGAGGTCTCTGTCTGGGCAGCTGCCAGTGTGGCGAAAGCTTTTGATGCGGTGGGACTTGACTATCCCCGTACTGCGGCGACGGGAGCACCGAGCTTCACAAAGAACTTTCTGTCGAACCACAAGGCTGACTTGCCCAAGATGGTTGTGAAGGCACGTGAGCTGAACAAAGCCCGCACCACCTTCATTGACTCGATCACCAAGCATGAAAGTGGCGGTCGGATTTATGCTGACATTCACCAGCTGCGGAGCGACGAGGGCGGCACGATCACGGGTCGGTTCAGCTATTCAAACCCCAACCTTCAGCAGCTGCCAGCTCGCGATGAGTACATTGGTCCACTGATTCGCGGCTTGTTTCTTCCGGAAGAGGGTAACCTCTGGGGGTCTTTCGATTACTCCTCTCAGGAACCACGCATCGTCGTGCACTATGCGGCGGCAGTGAAGCTTCCGAAAGCGGAGGACTTTGTCGACGAGTATCACAGGGATCCACGGTCGGACTTCCACCAGATTGCGGCAGACATCGTGGGCGTTCCTCGCAAGCAAGCGAAGACCATCAACCTTGGTTTGTTCTACGGGATGGGTGTGAACAAGCTGGCAGAACAGCTGGGTCTGGACCTTGAGAGCGCGAAGGATTTGTTCTCCATCTATCACAAAGAGGTTCCGTTTGTGAAGCAGCTGTCCACCTACGCAAGCGGAGTAGCGGATGACAAAGGCCGTATCCGTACCTTGCTTGGTCGTGTCGGTCGGTTTGAAAAGTGGGAGCCGACGGCATTTGGTTCCAACAAACCTTTGCCCTTTGAGGAAGCCTTAAAAGAATACAACGGCAAGCACAATATCCGTAGGGCTTTCACCTACAAAGCTTTGAACAAACTGATCCAAGGGTCAGCTGCCGATCAAACGAAGAAGGCGATGGTTGATCTGTACGAGAACGGCATCCTGCCAATGGTTCAAATCCACGATGAACTGGCGGTGTCCGTTGACAGTCCCGAGATGGCTCTCAAGGTGATTGCCCTCATGGAGAACTGTGTTCAGCTGGCGGTTCCGTCTGTCGTGGATGCAGAGGTGGGGCCTTCATGGGGTGAGGCCACCCACTCACTCGGAGAGGATGGCCTCTTCTGGGGTATCAAGAAGTAGCCTCTTCGGAGGGACTTCGGATCATGGCCTTCAGCAAAGCCTTGTCGGAGGGGGGCATATAGTACCCCTCCCCGTAGCGACTGTGAATGTGAAACCCCTTGGTTGCCAACACGTGGCGCAGACGGTAGACCGCCATGCGTACAGTTGACTTCGAGTGCTGGATGCGTGGGTTGTAGTCCACAATAGCCTGATAGAGTTCGTCCTTGCTTACCTCCTGCTTGAGGAGGAGTAGTTCGAGGAGCATCGAAAGCTGGGCTGAAAGGTTCAATCCTGTTTTAATCTCCTTCAGTAATGCATTCATGTCATGGGTCCTTGATTCGTTATGCGTGTAGTGCAGTTACTTTTTACAACTACTTTTTAATTGTCACAGCAGTGTAAAAATATATTACATTTCCATTTGCCCGAGCAAAACCATCCTTCGAGTAGACATGGTTCAACACACGGGGGAGCTTACTTCTTCGTTTTCTCATCAGCTGTTGATAGATCTTGTAAAGGTGAGCCATAGAGTGAATCCCTTAGATCGTGTTCCACCTGAGCCAAAACCACGTCGCGCATGTCCGAGCTCAATGTTCCTCCGTCCTTTGACACTGCCAACTGGGCAGCAAAAGAGTCGTAAGCAATCGAGTCGATCCATGAATCGGTATTGGTTGGGTCGAATGACAAGCGGCTCTGCTTGACGCACGACAGCATGACCACGATGTCATAAGCCGTGATGGTTTTGTTCAGGCGGATAGCCGCCAGTGCCGCAGCTCGTGCCGCCATGGGGTACATGGGACCGTATTGTTTGCCGCGTTCTTCCGTGATCGAGAGCGTCTTGTTGAGAATCTCTTGGTACTTCATAACTTGTTCTCCAGTGCATTACTTATGCATTACCAGCGGTTTCAAATTCTTCGTCAGCGATTTCCATCGAGGCCGTGTACCCATCCTCGCAGACCTGAAGAAAGTCCTCTTTCGAAAGACCGCTCTCCACAGAAAGGTTGGCGAGATGGAACAACAGGTTCATGGCGAGGTGTCCTCGGCTTTCGCCCGCGTGATAGTTTCTGAGACGGGCTACGTCATAGAAGGCCTCGGTGATAGAGGAATAGATAAAGACGGAGGCGTCTCGCCATGCCTGTTCGTCAGGGAGCATGCGCCCCAAGCGTTCCGCCTTTTCGTCCGGTGTGGAGGTGTCTAAAAAATCAACCATCTTCTTTCTCCAGTTTGCGGGTGAACACCCTGTCGTAATGTGTGGCGCACCAGCTGGTGCAGTTATGTGTAGGTTCTCCGCAGACAACAGGGTTGATCTCGCGATTTACCACCCATCTGCATTGGTATCGGCTGATGTCAAACAGCCTTGGCTTATCGTCCTTGCCCAGCTTGATCTTAAACAGACTGGGGCTGTCCTCTATCCTTGGTCTTGTCCGCTTTACCAGTGGACGCATGGCAGAAAGCGGAGATGGTTTCTTTATCGGGGTCAGGTTAGTGGGCTTAGGCTTAACGACCCGAGGCTTTCGCTCCGTCCGGAAGTTCCGGTGGATGTATCCGAGTACGGCATTCCGTGTCTTGTTGACCTCTGCCCCAATATCCCGAGCAGATTTACCGAGAAGCATGCCGGACTTTAGGGTCTCTATGTCGTCCTCTGTCCATAAAACATTTGCCATCAGTGTTTCCCCCAAGGTTCTTGCGGGAGCTCGATGATCCGGTCGGGTTTCATGGGGGTTTGGTTTAAGCAAGCCACCATGTGTTCAAGGGTTTTCCGGAGATCGTCGACGGTCTTGGCTTTCGGGGTGATAGGCTCCGCTAGGTAGGCCACCACCTCACCGAACTCCGTGTACACCTTGCGGATTTCAAAGGTCATGTCGTCACCTTCCCCCACCCGAAACAGTCTGTACGTCAGGACCCGTGGGTCTCTATCTCTATATGCTGGGGTCATCTTGATAACTCCTTTGGACGGGGAGGGGGAACAGGTCCCCCCTCCTTGATCACTACGGCACAGGCTCCTAGCATCTGGGCCACCAGCACTAGCAAGATGATCCGGTTAATCATGCGGCCTCCCCTTCGATGATCGTAACCGGAACCTCGGGCTCCCGAGAACGGAGGAAGATAACGCGGTCAACGATGTCGTCGATCACCTTCTCCCGAGCAGGGTCCGGCAGTTCCTTTATCAAAGAGAGGAAGAAGGTGAACATGTAACCATGCAGGAAGCCTCCACCATAAAGTGCTGGACGGGTGTTGCTGTCGTACACACGACGGATTTCAGTTTCGAGGTCCTTCATCAGAAGGTCAAACAGTTGGTTGCTCATCGCACTTAATCCTTTCATTGTCTAAGTGGAAGTGTAAAGTGTCACAGTCTGGTTACAATGTCAAGTCAATACTCGCTAAACCCCAGCCATAATTCCGTAATTAGTTTTGCCATGAAGGCGAACAGTCCCAGTATGAATACGATGGTGGCTACGTCAGTCGCAAGGCTTACCCAGTACTCGCTGTTCATTGCCCTTTGTCCTTTACATCTTTGATGCCGAGCTGCTTGTAATACTTTAGGAGCACGGCACGTGCGCTGTTCTTACCGATATTAAACTTCCGTCCTATCACCGCATAGGAACAACCCCGCATACGCATTTCAAGCATGGCCCGACGGCGGGCGGGGCGTTCCTCATGGGTGGCTTTATAGGGAGCCAATGTTCAGATCCTACACATTCATGTTAAGTTGTTCAGAATGTGGGGTGAGAGCGGTGGTGGAGATAAACTTTAAGAAGGTGGGGCTGTGGCGATAGATGTCCTTGCGACCAGCCTTGTGCCCTTCCTTGTTCTTGCTCCCAAGCTTGCGGCCCCGCTTCTTTGGCTCTGCCTCGACCAGTGTCTCTACCTTGTTCTTGCTTCCGAGAGGGCGACCCCGTTTCTTGGATGGGGCCTTCTGCTTGGCTTGGAAGTTGGTAACATGATCATACATCAACTGAGTGAATGTTTGCCCTTCCTTGGGCCAGATGTACTTTGTCATTTGATTTCCTCTTTCGGTTTGGGTGAGTAGTCCATGTACGCAACACTTGCCTGATCGAACATGCGTTGCATGACTTCGAAGTGGGTGGCCCATGCTCCGGAAGACGGAGCCGCCGTCTGGAACAGGACCTTCTTGATACCGGACTGGATAATCAGTCCGGCGCAGTTGGCACAGGGATGCAGAGGGGTCACGATCAGGGTGTACCCGTGCAGTGGTTCCCGTGCAGACAGGATGGCGTTTGCCTCGGCGTGTACTGTACGCATTAGCTTGGCCTCCCGATTCTCGTAAAGGCTGGCGTCATCATTCACCCCGCGAGGGAAACCGTTGTACCCCACCGAGGCGATGGTACGATCCGGCCTAATGATGACAGCCCCTACTTTAGTCGAAGGGTCCTTCGACCATGAGCCGACGAGGTGGGCCATATCGAAGAAGCGGTGGGCCCATTTGTGTAGCTCGATCATTTCTTGTTTTCCTTCAAGTCCAAAGGATAGTCTCCTAGAACGAAAGATTTTTCCGAGGTTACTACCTTTGTCAGCTTGGGCCACCTATTCATTTTCTTGGACTGAATAACTGCGAGGTGGTTGGTTAGGGCCTTACTTAGTTTTGTTTTGTTTTGGTGAGATGATTGTCTTGTTGGAAGACCTTTCATTGTTCTTCCTCCGGTTTATAGATGATGGTGAATGAGGAGTGGGTCATGCCGTAACTGTCGATGATGTAGTCTATCGGTCGTTTGACCTCTGACCTGAGCTTGATCAGCTCCTCGGTGAGCTCGACGATTTCTTCGGCAAGGATAGTGCCCACCTTTCGCAGTCGTCTGATTTCATCGTTGGCAAAATTCAAAGCTGCCGCCGCCATTTGCTGTGTGATGCTGGGGTCAAACAAATCCATCTGTGACCGCAGTCGTTCGACCTCTGCCCTTAGTTCTTCGTTCTCTGTCTCCAGTCTGTAGGCATCTTCGTCACGCATGTCTTTCGTCCTTTCTTATAGCTTTCTTTTCTCGACCTTGACCATGAAGAACAGGATGCAAAGCCAGAGGGGCATGAGCGAATCACTTACAACCATTGCCGTGCAGATGATTGCCGCGAGGCAGAGAAAGTAGGTGATCCCGATAAGGTAGAGTGGATCCATCACGTTTCCCTCAGCAATGCCCGATTATCTCGATGCGGTCCATCATAGCGCGTCCTCCTTCTTGGCCTTCTCTGCAAGCGTGACACTCAAGCGAGCGACATACTCTTGGAGCCTGTCATAGGTGGACGGCTCCAGTGCCACGACCTTGTTGCTCGGGTGGTTGGCGGCAAGCCAGATTTGGTAGCCGTCAAAGGATGCATAGACCCCATCACCAATGTAGGCGTCGAATTGTTTGAGGTCGTAGTGTCCGGTGTCCTCTGTCATTTGTCCTCTCCTTCTTCCGTTGGTACGATGATTATCTTGACGGGCTTTCCACTCGGCGAAGCGAACACAAAAACATGTTCGTTCGGTCCAACTAAATTCACCGAGGGTTCTGGGGCCTCCGGTATGGTCAGGTGTAGGGTCACCTGTTTGTCGGTCTTGTTTTCTATTTCACATGCTACCTTAAACATCACTCCCCTCCTGTTGCTTTGGCGTCTTGCTGGTCCTCGTACAGTTTGATGGCTTCATAGAACTGATCCATGAACTCCTTGCCTTTCATGTAAAACCCGTGGTCCACGGACAACGGAAGCTCCAGTGTGATCAAGAGGACGGGGTTATTGTGCTCGTTGAACTGCACGGCTTTGTCTAATACGCGCATCACTCACCTCCCGTTACTTTGGCGATGGTTTGCTTAACAATGCTTTGAACAAACGACGATGCCATGCCACCATATGCAGGGCTACCGTAACTGTCCTGCGCCACACGGTCTAACCGTTTAAGTCCTTCCAACAACTCTGCATTTTGCTGCCGCAACCGTTCAATCTCGTCACGGTCATCCAGCGTTTGACGCATTATTTCATTAAGCGCGTCCGCTATGGTTTTCATTTGTTGTTCCATCACTCACCTCCTGTTGCTTTGGCGATGGCGGCGCGAGCTTCGGATCGGACTTCATGCAGTAAAGAAATGTAAGATTTTTCTACGTCCCTTGGTCCATCAGCAATGTTTTGCAACACTTCCCGCATCCGTTCAATGTCGCCGTCCAATTTTTTCAGTTCACCAAATGCCGCTTGCAACGATGCGCGTTCAAACTCCACTTGTTCCCGTAACCGTTCAATCTCGGTAACGGCATCTAAATGCAGATCAACATCGTCTGCATCATACATGCTTGCCTCATCACGCAACCGTTCAACAATGTCCATCACTCACCTCCTGCTTCGGTGGGCTAAACGAAATGTATGCCCAGTGCGTCCACCATGTTTTGCGCGTGACGGGGATACCACCACAAACAATTAAGGTCTCCCCTGTTTCGTCGATTTCTGCCCTCCCATATTTAACAATACTATCGGCCACGTCGCAGATTAGGACAAATTCGTTGTGCGGAATAGTGTCAATCACCCGCCAATGAAGGGTGCTATCAAAGTCATCGTTCGGTGACAACTTGCTTTTGTCATCGTTCGGCAACACGCTACCTAACCCAGACCCGCAAGATGGACATTCCAGTCCAACATCCTCTGCCCCTACAGGGTAAACCGCTTGCCAACTATGTCCGCACGCGGCGCAAGCGGCGGCATCTGTTTTCCAAATTTTTCGGTGGTCATCTAAGTTAGTAATGTCCATCACTCACCTCCTGTTATATACACTTGGGTAACCGCCAAACCCGTCATCTGGGTAATGTGTGTCGTATTTATTAATTTGTTTTGCTTGCTTCAGTTTATTGATTTCCTCCAACAACTCTGCATTTTGCTGGCGCAAGCGTTCAATCTCGTCAGCGGCTTCAATCATATCTGTTTTGTAAACAAGATCGTTTTCGTCGTATCCACGCAACCGTTCAACGATGTCCATCACTCTTTCTCCTTCAGCATACCGAGCGCACCCATGTATAGTTCAAGCATCTCTTCTTCCTGCTCAAGTTCCTTGGGGTTTTTCTTACGGATTGCTACAATCTTACGGAGTATAGATGCATCAAGTCCGTTGCCCTTTGCCTCTGAATAAACGTCCTTAATATCCTGTGAGATAGCGGCCTTCTCTTCTTCGAGCTTCTCAATACGGGCGATAATGTTTTCCAGCATCTCTTTCGTCATTCTCTTTGTCCTCTGTGTTGGTGGCGACTTTAGCTATCCGACGGTACTCTGACGCGGCGGGGTGGATTCCATCAGGTGACGGGGTGAAGTGGATCACGCCGTCGCCCATCGTGTTAGCAATCTTGCTAACCATCGCCTGTATCTTGGAGATGGTAACATTTGCCTCCTTGGCGTTACCCTGCGGCATGATCCAGTAGACCCTGTCCGCAGATATCCGTCCTCTGATCTTCAGTAGTTCGTAGTTGGTGGGCACATACTGGTGGTCGTTGGAACCGACGCTGATGATGACGGTCTTCGCCTCCAGTATTTTGTCCGCGTAGGTCGTGCCGAACTGCACCGAGGACAGCCCGCTCTTGGCGTAGACCTCACACTCTGGTCGGTGCATTGCCACCCCGACTGCGATGCTGTCTCCGATGATCATGCACTCCAGCATTAGAAGAAACTCCGGACTGCCTCGATGATCTCGTCGCAGTAGTAGATGAACGGCATCATCAGGATGAAGAACAAAAGGTGGATGATCAGGTCGATCATCTTGGGTGAAGGCTCAGACATCTCGGCTCCTTATCCCGTCGATAAGCTCCGATAGTTCCCGCTCCAAGCGGTCGTGTCGTTTCTGGCTTTCGATCTTGTCGCCCACATAGGCCGTAAGCAGACGGCGATATCGTTCTGCCGACAGCACACGGGCCGAACGGAGAAGGTCCAGAGTGTTTCTTTCCATATCAATCATCAAGTCGGAGTCGGAGTCGTTTTCGTTGTTGGGGTCGTTGAGGTACGTTATTTCTGCCGCAAGGATTTGAGTCCACTGAAATGCGGCAACGACAAGTTCTTTCTGTTCTTCGTCCTCAGTCATGGTCGATCTCCACTTCGTACACGTAATGCCACTCGGTATATTCCCAATCTACGAGGTGGTGCTCGAAGGTGTACATCTTTCCCTGATGGACCTCGACGGGCTCTTCTAGGTCAGAGGTTGCTGGCATGTGAGAGGGGGCATGCGCTCTGTCGTGGAAACTGTTGAGCCAGATGTCCCACATCTCGTAGATCAGGGCCACTGCCCGCTCCTCGGTGGCACAGACGTTCACGCAGGGGGCATCCATGATGTGGGAGTCGGACACTACCACCCATACTTTGTCCTTTGTCCGCTGACCTTCGAGCAGGGCTTTAATCCTTTTGCCCGACCGTTCTTCGAGCAGTGCAAAGATCATCTTCTGTGACTCTTCCACCGAGTGTTTCAACTCGTCGACCTCGGCTTGCCACATGGCGTTCAGTTCATCAAATGTTTGCGACATGTCAGTCATCCCTTGATGCGTCCTCGTAATTGTCTTCCGGATCGACTTCGAGCACCTCGTATTCGACGTCATCCTGCTCCCAGTTCCTGAACGGGATTTGATCTGCCCGCTCGATAGCATCGTCCTCGTTGTAGGCATCCACAGTGATCTGATATCGGACCACCGCCTCAATCTTGTAAGCTCTTGTCATCAGATGTTTTCCCCGAGACCAAGTCGTATTGCGTCTGCGATCTCGTCGACAGAACCGACAACCAAGAAGCCGCCGCCCATACCACCGAGGTGGACGCGGCTGGCCTCTCCCACCAAGGTTCGCAACCCGTCAGGTTTATAGGGAGTAATAACAATGGGGGTATCGCGGGTAATGAAGAAAGCTATTTCGTTACCCAAGTTGACAATCTCCTCACCGTTGTTGTGGGAAAATTGCACTTGATTGAGGTAAAAGGGGTTCATTGGTCATCTCCTTGCAAGAGTTCGGCACTGACGAGCTCGACAGAAACGTCGTCACGAACGGGGTTGGTCCATTGCTCGATCTTCTCGGGGGCGTAAAAGATTGTCGCGAGATCGTCGAGGTCGAGGGGGTAGGTGTCCAGTAAGAAAACCTTGGTTCCCGTGTACCGGACGGTAATGCGGTAGGGTCGTTTCATGGTCAGATTTCCTCTGGTGCGGGTGACGGATAGACTTTCGTAAGGTTAAAACCCACAAGGCTTTCGGGGTACAATGCTTTCTTGTGCATATTTTCAAACTTTCTTTGTGCCCGTTCATGGGCCTCTGATCCGCACTTTGCATAAACTTTCAGGTAAATGCGGTCAGTGCGGATGAATTGGGCTTCATACAGCTGCTCTTTGTCCTTTGCCATGGTCAGTCCTCCAACAGGTCTTGGGGGTCGACGATCAGGTAGGCGACGATGTCGCCGTCGGTGGGCTTTTGTGGGTCGATGGACCAGTCCCAACCCCCTGCTGGGGTGGGCAGAGAGGTGGCGGGCCGGTCTCTGAAACGCAGGAGGACAGTGGTCCGAGGACCAACCCCCTTGGGCAGAGTGCCTTTTAAATCGCCAAAGAACGGCACGTAGTCGTCCTTTGCCCTTTCCCAGTCCTCCACTACCCGATAGGCGATGATGTCGCTCATATCGTATCTGCCCTCTGCCTGTGCCTCATAGTTCACATGCCATGTAAACTCGCGGGCTTGCTGGGGGGACAGGACGTTGCCGTCCCGCAGGATCACCGAGACGTAATCCTTGGGGCCTACCCCTGCTGGAAGGGCCACCGAGAAGGGCAGGGGGTTCCAGAGTTTATATCCGGTCAGTTCGAGGTCGGGCTTGGCCCGCGTCTCGGGTTCGAAATAGTCCTGCTCCTCGACAGAATAGACGAGGTAGGTCTCGCGGGTGGTGTTTGCCAGCCGTTGGGCCAGCTTCTGGGCGTCCGCACGGGTCGGATGCCAGTCGGCACTCGGGGCTTCGCGCAAAGCCCCATGCATGTCCTGCGCTGATACAAAGTAAATGGTCATTGGTCTTCTCCCTTGTGGATGGCGAGAGCCATCTGCATGTATTCCTCTTCGAGCTGGGCAACCACCCTCCACCGTTCAAAGTGTGCCTCGCGGGCATTGTTGAAGCCCAGCGCAGGGTAGTTGCGTCCGTGGGGGGCTGACCTTGCCATCGATTCGAGCAGGGCTCTGGCGGCTTTCGCCACCTCGGAGTATTGCGCGATCAGGTCTGCGCGAGTGTCGCCATTCAGGTTAACGACGGGTGGAATGAGAGGCTTCATAGTGGTTCCCTTTCTATGGTGATTAATGGCGGTATCAAGCGGGGTTTTCTACCATACCGAAACCCGACAGAACCGTCCGGTCTAGCTTGTAGTTTATGGCGAGGGTCTGAAAGCGGTGAAACAGGTCGGCCTTTTCGCCGGACGTCCAACCGTCGTGGACGTCCTGTAGGTCGGTAAGGAAGAGGCCGAGGTCATCATCTGTGGTGACGACGTTACTCAAAACCGCTGATACCTCCGGACCCATTGCGCTAGTACCTTCGAGGGCTGGGGTGTACCGGTCGTCAGGGATGAGGAAGCCTACAGCGCAGCGCATCCCGTGCTCGCCGCGATAGGCACATGTAGTTCCCCCTTCTAGCATGGACCTTTCCCCCTGCGCGAACAGCAGGGGGGTCACGTAGTCAAAGATTTCCTGACGGGATGAGAAGGTCTTGTGGGTCATGGTCGTTCTCCAAATGGGTTTGTCAGATTTGCGTAAAGGGTGGGTTTCGGATTGTCTGACAATGTCAGTCGACGTTGCACATGACGAGGCAGCGGTCGTACGAGATGCCAGTTTCCTCAGCCATCTGGGCAGCTTCATCAGCAGGGCGGTCATAGTTCCAGTAGGGCACTTCTCCGCTGTCCTCTGCCTTTTGAATTGCGATGTCGCCAATGCGGTTCATCACGCGGGAGAAGTCGGAGCCGCTAAGGCGGTTCATCAAGTGCAACGCACCCATGTCGAACAGGGTAGCGGACTCGTTCTCGTAATAGCCCAGCTCGGGGTTGATGCCAGTGGCGATCATCAGCTCGATGATCTGCTCGGTGGTCTTGCTGTACAAGTTGCGGTACATCTGCTCTGCATCGTAAGACATGGGGGTCATCCTTTCTTTGTTGGTCCCGTCTTGTGTGTCGAATATAAAGGGATAATTGACAGTGTCAAGGGGGTTTGTGGAAATAATTTACAATTTGTTTGTCAAAGGGGGGCTGTCCTTTGTCCTTAAAGAGAATCAACTCTATCAAACATTGTCAACGATATAGTGCGTAACCCCTTGAATATAGGTAGATATCAAAATATAGGGGGTTTACAGAATTATCATCACTTCCGTCGCGCGCGCAGTCTACAGAGTTGTCGCCTCGTGCACGCACGCGGAGACGGACCCCCCTCTGGACCATTCTCTCGCTAAACCCCCTATATTTTGATATCCCCCTATATTCAAAGGCTTACGTACTATATTTGTTACAATGTTTGATAGAACTGTGATAGTTTGTAGCAGAATCGCCACCCGAGGAGAGTCACTGTGGCCCGATCTAAGGTAACGCACCGCCCAAAACTTGACATTGTTGTCAACCCAAAGAATGAAAAGGGCTTGACCGAGAAGCAGGAGAAATTCTGCCGCATCTACGCCACCGAGGACGTGACACGCACCGAGGCGGCACGGCTTGCTGGATACACCGAGAGCACCGCACTGGTGGCGGGCAGTAAATTCTTGAACGGCAGGGACTACCCCCAGATTCTTGCTCGCATTGCGGAACTGAAAGAGGAGCTCGGCAAAAAGTACGAGGTCACCTTCGACAACCACGTCCGACAGCTGGCCCGCATCCGTGATGCCGCGATGGAGAAGCAGAACTATGCCTCCGCTGTTGCCGCCGAGAAGGCCAGAGGACAGGCGGCGGGGCTCTATATCAGCCGCTCGGAGATTCTGGTCGGCAAGATCGATCAAATGTCTAAAGAGGAAGTCCTCGCCGAGATCATGCGCTTGCAAGCAGAGTTTCCAGCCCTCGCGCAGGGCACAGGACCAACCATTGACATGGTCAAGACCATGCGATCCGAGACAGGCGAGGACATGCCGATGTATGAGTCTCCGGACATACTTTCGGAGCTCGACGAATGAAGACCGAGAAGGCGATCTGGGCTCACCTAAAAAAGGAAACCGACAAGGACGTCCACTGGACCCGCATCGAGGCTTGGGCGGGTTACGGTATTCCCGACTTGAACGGGGCCTATCTCTGGCCTTCTCTGTTGCAGGAAACACCCGTTGAGATATGGTGCGAGCTCAAGGTCTGTTCTACCATAAAATTTCAAGGGGTCGGACTGTGGAGACCCGCGCAGATTGCATGGCAGACCAAGAGGTCCCGCGTTTCACGCAATGTTTATAACCTGATCAGCCACCCTCGGGCAGAGGTCGTCAGGATTTATGACGCAGGACAAGTGGCAGAGGTCCACTGCCCGTCGACAGAATCGCCAGAACCTTTATTGATCCTGCCCATTGGCTCAGGAATGTGGTCGGCTTTCCTCGAACTCGCGGCCTCGCGCTCGAAAGAATCGCCAGAATAACACGCTCGACAGAATCGCCAGTGTAAAGACATAGGACCTCGGACAAATAAAAAGGGGGCTTTCGCCCCCCGCTTAGTAGTCTGATTCGATGGGCTCATCGGCCCAATAGTCCGAGGACTCGAACACGTCGGCCCGATATCGGGCCCGCTTCTCATCTTCGCAGGAATCGCAAACGAAAGCGCAGAATATTCCGCGGGCGTCGGTCAACTCGAACCGTTCCAAGCCCGAACCGCAATTGCAATCTTTAAACATATCATCCCCCCTTAGTGTGCCATGATGACAATGGACTTGCGAACCTTAGCAGAGTGTCCGCCGCATGCTTTGCAATCGGTGCAAGATACCTTCGCGCCCGCCTCTTTTGAAGCCGGACAAATCGCCTCGTTAGACAAGCGGCTTTCATCTTTCGACCGGACCCTGAATGTCCGCCAGCCCGCATCCCATGCTTGCAAAGCCTCGGCTTCATTGTCCGCGCTTGCCATGGTCAAGGCTTTAAACTTGGCGAACTCGGGCTTGTGCCACTGATGAGAATAACCGTTGACCATTGCCGCCCGTTTAGTCGCCCGCGCCCACATTGCGAACGGTGCCGCCGCAGGATCACCGTAAGACCCCATACGAAAAGCAAGATCCGCGAACAAATCGGACAGGATACGCGGATCATAGTCCACAATCGGCCTTGCATATCGCCCGCGCTGTAACGCTTTCCACGTCGAAAGAACCGATTGGAACACCTTGACATAGCACGGCTTGATACCCGCCGCTTTCGCGACACTAGGCCGCCGCTTGCAATCTCCGCACACTGACGAGTCGTCGCCGGACCGTAAAGCCTCTACCGGATTAACGTCGGACCGGACAATGAATGTTTGAACCATTGCGCCGGTTTTATCGTTATTGCTCTTAGTCGTTATGCGGTTTGCGATAACAGCAATCGGTTTACCGTCTAGACGGCTTGGGCCTTCATACAAAACGACGCCCGCGAACTGTCCGCGCTTTAAAGCCTCGACCATTGCGTCCACTGTCTTGATCATAGTCTAACCCCTTCTATGGTTTAAAAGACTCTTTTGGTTTAGCAGGATCCTGTGACATTGTCAACTAAATAAATCGCCGCGATTTATTGCGCCCGCCCGAATCGCCCGCCGCGCTCGAAAGAATCGCCAGTCTTATCTTATAGGGCCCGAGAGAATCGCCCGCCGCGCCTCGTTAGAATCGCCAGTGTTATATTAATCCGGTGCACCGACATAAAAAAAGGGCCCGCCGGAGCGGACCCTTTTCCGTGGTAGGGCGACAAGTTAGAGCATGGCTTTAAGTTCGGCCTTGATCCGCTTGGCGGTTTCGCCCCGCCATGTGGCAGCGTTCGCGAGAAAGTAGCGAACGACGCTTTCGCCTGAATCGTAACCATATTGATCCGTCACGACGTTCAGACTGTAGAGGGCCCGCAAGTAGGGTAGGGCCCCGAAATAAGGGTTGTTCCAATTAGCACCGATTTCGCGGGCAATAACGTAAAGGGGACGTGTCATGTGCTTTCTCCTAATGACATGGGGTAGGCCCGCCGGAGCGGGCCCGATAGGGTTAAGCGAGGACTGAGTCGCGGGCTTTGAATTGAACCGTCGTGTCATACGGCTTGTAGTGTTCGCCGAACATGACTTCGAAGTAAGCATGCGGGCCGAATGTGGACCAACGCTTTGATAGGCTCGATCCCTTCCAATCCCAGATATGCATAACGAACCCCGAATAGCTATCGGGCCCGCCAACTTCGAACAGCCACTCTTTCAGGCTTTTATCGTGAGGACTGTCGATAGAAGGGATCGATAGAACACTCTCGATATATCGACCAGTGATGCCGGACAGCTCTCCGGTCTTCCATGTCTGGACGCCGTGCCCGACGTCGTCCAGTGTGATGATCCGCATGGGGATCCGATACACTATTTCTTTTGTCATGTGACTTTCTTTCTTTCTCTACGGTAGAGAACCGTTCTCGACCGTGCTTATACTCTATCAGATACAATTGACATTGTCAACCTATACTTTAGTCTATAAGTATTTCTACTTAGTCTCGGGTCCCTTGGGCAGTTTCCAGCTGTCAGCTGTCAGCTTTCCGACACCTTCGACCCCCCTTTCAGGCCCGCCGTTCGTCGAACTCACCTAAAAATCCGATTTTTCCCAGATCGTCAGCAACTTCAAAACATTTGGTCGACCCCCTAATTGTCAACTATTAGTAATGGGTCCCCTACCCCCACCCCATAATAAAAATTTCAAAAACTAATACCCGGGTAGCACTAGGTGCTACTTTGCCCCACTAACTGATACCCGGATTGCACTTAGCCTTGGTTTGGTATAATCCTAAAGGACCGAGGTCAGAGGTTTTTTGCTGTTTCCCCTCTGTTCAGGTGGCCCACAGGAGAACAGCGTCAGGGCCACCCCTCGGGACCACAACAAAAAGGGGAGCCTAAGCCCCCCTTTGTAGAGTCGATAGGTTGTGTGGATTAGAAGAGTTCTTCTTCTTCAGCTTCTTCAACAACGATATAGTCGTCGTCCATCAGATCGTAGAGCTGGTCGATGAGCATGTAGAGTGCACCAATGCGCTCTGGCAAAGAGCATGCCATAAACTCATCTGAAAGGTTGAACTGAACGAGATCAACATCATCGTCTGATGTGCTACGTTCGATAACAGCAGTACCGATTACAACAGTCATGGCAAACTCCTATGGGTGTGGTGGAACGCTTGCAAACTACAGATCAAAGATGACACTAAAAAGACGTGGTTTTTTCTATGCTGCACTTGCGAAGGGCAACTATTTAATGTATATTGCATTTACACCGTGTCATTCTCCGTGGTGTTTCCTCCCTAGACTTGGGACGGTAGCTGTGGACAAAACCCGGTTACCGTCTCCCTTTTCTCTTCGGAGCTTTATCCTTTGCCCTCTGACCTTGCACACAGCCTCCCGGAAGATGCGGCTCGCCAATATGCTCGTCTTTTGGAAAGAGCCACACGCCTTGCTACCTTAGAGAAGGCGAGAGGTGGCTTCCTTGATTTCGTAAAGTTTGTGTGGCCCGGTTTCATTGCCGGGCGGCATCACCGCATTGTAGCCGAGAAGCTTGAGGCCATGGCGCGTGGCGAGCTCAAGCGTTTGATTATCAACATGCCGCCGAGACATACAAAGTCGGAGTTTGCCAGCTACCTGTTTCCGGCTTGGTTCATTGGGCAGATGCCCCACAAAAAGATTATGCAAGCGACCCATACCGCTGATCTGTCGATCCGGTTCGGGCGTAAAGTGAGAAACCTGATGGATGGGGATATGTACAAACCCATCTTTCCTGATGTGAAACTTCGGTCAGATTCCAAGGCAGCGTACCGCTGGGAGACCGATCAAGGAGGAGAATATTATGCAGCGGGTGTTGGAGGTAATATTGCGGGGCGTGGAGCTGATCTCTTCATTGTTGACGATCCGCACTCAGAGCAAGACGCTCTCTCCCCCACAGCAATGGAAGGCGCATGGGACTGGTATCAGTCAGGACCACGGCAGCGTCTTCAGCCCGGAGGGGCGATCCTTGTTGTTATGACCCGGTGGGGTGAGTCGGATCTCACGGCCCGCCTTTTAAGACAGCAAGCGACAGATCCCAAGGCTGATCAATGGGAGATCGTGGAGTTTCCTGCAATCTTGGAAAGCGGTGAGCCGCTATGGCCTGAGTACTGGAAGCTTGAGGAACTAGAGGGGATCAAGGCTTCGATCACCCTGTCCAAGTGGCAAGCGCAGTATATGCAGCAGCCGACGGCGGACTCAGTCTCGATCATCAAGCGCAGCTGGTGGAACGTGTGGGATCATGAGAAGGTCCCCCGTTTGCAGTATGTGATGCAGTCGTACGACACGGCGCACACCAAGAAGAAAACAGCCGACTACAGCGCGATCCAGACGTGGGGGGTGTTCTACCCCAAAGAGGATGGTCCGGCGAATGTCATCCTGCTGGACTGCAAGAAGGGCAGATGGGAGTTCCCCGAGCTCAAACGCATCGCCCTTGATGAGTACAAGTACTGGGAACCGGAGACGGTCCTGATCGAAGCGAAGGCTGCGGGTCTCCCTTTGCTACAGGAACTCCGAAGCGTGGGCATCCCGGCGGTGGACTTTACGCCGAGTCGCGGGAATGATAAGCATGTACGTCTGAACTCCGTTGCTTCGCTGTTCGAAGCGGGGCTGGTTTGGAGGCCGGACGCATCGTGGGCGGAGGAAGTGGTCGAGGAGATAGCAGCCTTCCCCAACGGTGAGCACGACGACTTGGTTGACTGCGCTTCACAGGCCCTCATGCGATTCCGGCAGGGTGGCTTTGTTACACATCCGGATGACTACCAAATGGACGAAGGTCCAAGGTCAACGTACAGGGTTTATTACTGATGGCAAAATCTCCATTCAATAACGTAGAAGACTCCTTGTACAGCGGTCCTTCGTCCTCTGACCTTGGTGGGGCAGAGGTTGAGCTGCCGGAAGACGGTATTGATGAGAGCGATGATTTCACAATTGAGGAAGATGAAGATGGTGGAGCTACAATCACTTTTGGCGACACAGATCCAGAAAAAATGGACATATCTTCGCTCGGCTTTGGCGACAACTTGGCACTGGTTCTGGATGACAGTGTGCTTGCAACCGTCAGTCAGGATCTCTCGTCTGCTATTGAAGAAGACGATTCAGGCCGCGAAGAGTGGAAAAAGACTTATGAAGAGGGTCTTACTCTCCTTGGTCTTACGTATACAGAACGTACTGAACCGTTTAACGGATCGACTGGCGTAACCCACCCCCTGCTGAACGAGGCCGTCACCCAGTTTCAGGCGCAGTCGTACAAGGAGCTGCTCCCTGCGAGCGGTCCTGCCCGTGCGCGGATCGTCGGTAAGGTGACACCTGAGCGGGAACAGCAAGCCGACCGCGTCAAAAACTACATGAACTACCAGATTACGGAAGTCATGGAGGAGTATGACCCCGAGTTCGACCAGATGCTGTTCTATGTTGGCTACGGCGGCTCGGCTTTCAAGAAGGTTTACTACGACGGCGACTTCGGACGGGCTGTGAGCCCCTACATTTTGCCAAAAGATCTTATCGTTCCGTACGGTTCGCGTGATTTGGCGACCGCAGAGCGGGTAACACATGTGTTACGGGTCTCGGAGAACGAGCTTCGCAAGCAACAGGTCACCGGATTCTACCGTGATGTGGACTTGACGGGCCCAACCGAGCCTGATCGTAGCGACATTGAAGAAAAAATTGACCGGATTTCCGGGATTGAGCCCGCTGGCGACCCCAAAGACTACGTTTTGTGGGAGTGCCACTGCTATTTGGACATCGAAGGCTTTGAAGATCTGGACGATGAGGGCGAACCCACCGGGATTAAGCTGCCTTACATCGTAACAATTGACTCTGACTCCGGCGATGTGCTGGCAATCCGCCGCAACTACAAAAAAGATGACGTTCGGAAAAAGAAAAAGCAGTATTTCGTCCACTACAAGTTCCTTCCGGGCCTTGGCTTCTACGGTTTTGGCCTGATCCACCTGTTGGGCAACCTTGCTCGCAGCGGAACTTCCATTCTCCGCCAGCTGATCGACGCTGGTACGCTGGCAAACCTCCCTGCCGGGTTCAAAGCGCGTGGCTTGCGGATCCAAGATCAGGAATCACCCCTGCAACCGGGCGAATGGCGCGATGTTGACGCCCCGGGTGGGGACTTGGCGCAGAATCTGCTGCCTCTTCCCTACAAAGAACCCTCTGCAACCCTGTTCCAGCTGCTCGGCTTTGTTGTTTCGTCGGCAGAGAAGTTCCTCGGGACCGCCGATCTCGGTATGTCGGACGGCAACCAAGAGCTGCCAGTCGGAACCACCATTGCCCTGCTGGAACGCGGCTCTCGCGTCATGAGTGCAGTGCACAAACGGCTCCATTATGCCCAAAAACAGGAATTGCGTTTACTGGCTCAGGTATTTGCTGAGTATATGCCGGACCAGTACCCCTATGAGGTAGAGGGCGCGACCCCTGACATCAAGCGTCAGGACTTTGACGACAAGATCGACATCTTGCCAGTCAGCGACCCCAACATCTTCAGCATGACCCAGCGTATTGCGCTGGCCCAGCAGCAGTTGCAGTTGGCAAAGGAAGCCCCGCAGCTGCATAACCAGTATGAGGCCTATCATCGCATGTATGCCGCACTCGATGTGCGGAACATTGACATGATCCTGCCTCCTCCACCGAAGCCACAGCCACAAGGTCCGGCAATCGAAAATGCTCGTTCTATGCTTGTTCCCAATGGTGCTCCTCCTCTTCAGGCTTTCCCGGATCAGGACCATGTAGCCCACATTGAAGCGCATATGGCTTTCATTAAGTCGCAATTGATCCAGACTTCCCCGCAAGTTTACGGGATTCTGCTGGCGCACGTGTTTGAACACGTGGCATTGGCGGCTCAGGGTATGATCATGGAGCAGATGCAGCAGCTTCAGGGGGCTCCAATGCCTCCGCCTGAAATGCTGCTGAAGCAACAGGCGCAGATTGAAGCGCAGATGGTTGACAAGGTTATGGCTGATCTTAACCCACCAAAGGGTACTGATCCGCTAATCGAGCTTCAGGCCAAGGACTTGGAAATCCGCGACAGAGCTGTTAAACAGAAGGCGGAAGAAGCTGCACTTCGTATCGACCTTGATGAGCGTCGTTTGGCTGCTAAAGAACGGGCAGATGAAGAGCGTCGTAACTCGAACGAGGACATCTCGCAGCTTCGTGCCAACGTATCTCTTGCGAGAGCCCATGTAGCTAAAAGGCCCTGACGATGGTGGACAAAGCCCAGTACTTCAAGTCTCTCGAAGAACGCTACGGCTTGCCCGAGGGATACCTTGGTAGGACCGAGTCCATCGAAAGTCAGGGAAATATCCGGGCTTACAACAAGAACTCCGGAGCGGCTGGCCCGTTCCAGTTCATCCCTAAAAGTCAAAAAGAATTTAATCTTAAAGACCCCTACAGCTTGGAAGAGTCCGCTGACGCTGCTGCCCGCATGGCAGCGCGGAACAAGATCTCTTTGCAACGGCAGGGTATCGAGAACCCCACAGCTGCCGATCTGTATGCTGCCCATCAGCAAGGTGCTAAAGGGTATGTTGATCTTTTGCGGGCCGGGGATCAACCCGCGTCGAAGGTTGTTGGGGAAGACGCTGTCGTGTGGAACGGTGGCAAGCCCAACATGTCTGCTACCGAGTTTGCAAACAAGATCACCAGCAAGTTTTCCGGTGGGTCCCCCTCCCAACCAAAGGTTCCAGAGCAGACGGCTACGGGGATATTTGCAAAACCCAACGTCGACGTTGCCGAAACGCCAGAGCAGACCGCCGCCCTTGAAGGACAGCAAGCAGCCCTGTCAACGCAGGATGTCTTGGATACCTCTAACGCTTCGGCTGGTCGCTCAGGTAGTGGTCTGAGGGAGCTTGGATTTCTCCATAACTACTTCAAATCCCTCGATACCAGCGCAACAGGCGTGAAGCCTTTATCTGTTCCTGATTTATTCCACCAGCCAAAGTACAAGCACGGTGGTATCGTTTCCCTGAAGGAAGATGCCAAGCGGGTTCGTGCTGCCGGGATTAATGGAGACACCGTTCTTGCTCACATTACCCCAAGCGAAGCAGCTCTGCTGAAGTCAATGGGTGGTTCCGGTCGCATTAACCCGCGTACTGGGCTCCCCATGTTTTTTGATGCCAATGATTCGGGTAATGCTGACGGTAGCCCGGGGGACAACCAAGGTACATCTGTCGGAGAGACTACAAATGAAAGCGGTCCTCAAAGTAGCGCAGACCCGGGAATCGGTGGTACGGGTGAGCAAGGACCGGGTATTGGCCTTAATGATTCTTTTGGCTGGGGTTCCTCGGTGTCCAATGCCCTTGGAAATACCTCCATGGGGTCGTTTGGGCTTAATGGGATAACCTCCGAGATTTCTACTCCCGGAACGTCAACCCCTGCCAGTGGCAAAGGGATGGACCCCGGTGCTACTCCCGGATACGAAGGTCCGGGGACATCCGTCCAAGGCGCAGTATTTGACGGTTTATCCCCCACCATTGATCTTGGCCCAGACTTCTCTACCGCCAATTCTCTTCTCGCTGACCCCGGCGTTACGTCTCTTTCCTATGATAAAGTTGGAGCACTGACTAACCCTGCCGTTACATATGACCCGGCATCACTGACTACGGCCTCGCAAAAGGCTGTTGATAAAGCTTTGGCTGGACTGGTAGAAAGTCCTGCGGCAATTGGAGTAAATCCTTCAACGACCCCAACCTCTGCCGTCTCCCCCTCTACTCCTGCATCCTCTACCCCTGCATCCTCTACCCCTGCATCCTCAACAGTTTCAAATTTAGTTGGCGACTTTTTGTCCGGCATCACCTCTAATGTTAACTCAGTTACTAATGCGGTATCTTCTGTCTTCGGAGGGGGGAACACAAAGGGATCTCCCGCTGGAGATGCCAGTGGAGGATTTGGCGGTGGCGTAAATCCAGACCCATCAACACCCGATCAAGTTGGCGGTAATGAAGGCGGCGGAGGCGGCAACAGCGGCGGCGGAGTTGCACCCGTAACTACACCCACTACTCCCGTAGAGTCCCCCATAAAATACGACGTATCAAAATTCTTAGGGGATGTAGGCAAAACAACGTATACTACACCCGCCTCTGTCTACACATCGTACCCCGTTGGTCAGGGCATTGGAACGCTTAACCCCAATGCCCCGAAATACACGGGCAGCTTCTATGACCCAACTTTCGGAAAAGTCCTCTATCAGTAAGGATCTAACAATGAAAAAAGCCTCACCTATCACCACCACAACCCAGCTTGACGTTCCTATTACTCACGATTTGGAAATCGTCAATCAGGGGTCTATTCCTTACAAGCGTCAGGAAGCGTCTCCCATAACCCCTGCCCCTAAAGGTCGTCAGGAAGCTCGCGGCTTTGGCTTGATGATGCGTCCGGTCAAGTATCTCGTACGGTAACCACCATGGCAAAGTCCCCCGCTTGGACCAGATCCGAGGGTAAAAACCCTTCCGGAGGATTGAACGCTAAGGGTCGTGCCTCCGCCAAAGCGCAGGGTCACAACCTGAAGCCTCCTGTTCTCAAGGGTGATAACCCTCGACGGGCAAGCTTCCTTGCTCGGATGGGAAACATGCCCGGTCCAGAGCGCGATGAGAAGGGTAGGCCAACCCGCTTGCTGAAGTCTCTTCAAGTGTGGGGGGCTTCCTCCAAGGCCGACGCCAAGAAGAAGGCAGCGGCAATCAGCAAAAGGAACAAGGGCAAATGAAAAAGCAAGTCTGGGATAAGCCTCGCCCCAAAGGGCTGGGTAAATCAAAGTCACTGTCTCCAAGTCAGAAGTCCTCCGCTAAAGCTGCGGCTAAGGCGGCGGGCCGACCCTACCCGAACCTTGTAGACAACATGCGAGCTGCGAAGAAGAAGTAACATGGACCCCTTAACCGTACTTGCCCTTGCCCAAACAGCTTTCGCTGGTTTGAAAGCGGGCATAGCTGCGGGTAAAGAGATCCAGCACATGGCAAAGGACCTCTCCGATTTGTGGGGGAGCCTTGCCAAACTGACCCAGATTGCGGCGGACCCACCTAAGCCCACCATCTTCAACCGCAAATCTGCCGAGCAGATTGCCATTGAGCGGTATACCGCTAAGGCCGAGGCACAGGACCTAGCAGCCAAAGCCAAGAATATGTTTGTTGGTCAGTTTGGACTGACAGCTTGGGATCAGGTCCAGCGTGAAGTGATTAACATTCGTAAAGAGATTGAGCGGGAAAAGTACATGGCAGAGAAGGCTCGGGCTGCAAAGATCGAAGAGCTGCGGGACGCCGCTGTCGTTACGATGATTGTGTTGGGGCTTGTGGCCCTTATTGGTTTGATTGGTGTGGCTCTATTAGTACGAGGGTGAAGTGAATGGATCTTTCAAAAATCGGTGGCCTTTTGGGGCAAGTAGCACCCACCATAGCTACAGCTTTGGGTGGCCCTTTGGCAGGGTTAGCGGTCAAGACCATCTCGGAAGCGATGTTCGGGCATCAGGATGCAAACGAATCCGAAGTGTCAGCCGCTCTAATGGGCGCAACGCCAGAGCAGCTTCAGAAGCTGAAAGAGACAGACGCCACCTTCAAATTAAAAATGAAGGAGTTGGACATTGATCTTGAGCGTATCTCGGCAGCGGATCGTGACTCCGCCCGAAACATGCAGATCCATACTAACGACTGGATTCCCCGTGTCCTTGCCATCATGATCACGGTTGGTTTCTTCGGCATTCTTGTTTGGATGCTGCTGAAGGGAATGCCTCCCACTGGAACCGAAGCACTGCTGATGATGCTCGGTGCACTGGGAACGGCTTGGACTGGGGTCGTTAACTTCTATTACGGGTCATCTGCTGGGAGCAAGGCTAAGACAGAAGCCATGCAAAAACCGAAGGAGTAAGTGTGAGCGATCTTTACATTGTTGACAGATTGTTTAAAGTAATTCGAGAGCGGCGAGACGTAGTATTAGAGGCAGTGACAAAAGGCTCTGTTTCTGATTTTGCCGCTTTCCGACACCTCCGGGGTAAACTGGAAGTGTGGGACGAAATCGAAAATGAACTGCGCCTTTTGCTAAAAAATGAAAGTGACAAAGACAATGAGTAGTTTGATTCTGCCTGACCATGTTCAAAAGAAACTGAACGCCAAGGCTCCAGAGCCTGTTACCAACCCGGACCTTCTCAAGGAAGAACCCAAGGGTGCTCTAGAACAGGCCTTTGTTCTCGAAGAAGACAGGGTCCTAGACCCCACCAAAATTCCCCAATCAGCCTTAGCGCGACTCCCCCAGCCCACAGGTTGGCGACTTCTTGTGTTGCCCTACCGTGGCGCAGGAAAAACCAAGGGCGGAGTACACCTCGCTGAGGAATACGTAGAGCGTCAATCATTGGCAACCGTGGTTGCCTATGTTCTTGCTGTTGGACCAACTGCCTACAAGGATAAGGACAAGTTTCCGGATGGGCCGTGGTGCAAGCAGGGGGACTGGATCATGCTTGGTCGGTATGCCGGGGCACGATTCCGTATCGAAGGCGGAGAAGTCCGCATCCTTAACGATGACGAGATCATCGCAACCATCTCTGATCCGGCGGACGTTCTTAACGTCTGATCAGTGCAGCAACGGAGATTGCTATGAGTGAAGAAGACAAAGTGGAAGACGGCTCCGTCGAGATCACCTTAGAAGATGATGGTGATACAAAGGACGAAGTCGAGGTTGCGGTAGAGACTAAGCCCCAACCGGAGCCCGAGCGAAAACCCGCTCGTGACGATCAGGACCTTGAGGAGCATTCCGAGAAGGTCAAGAAGCGCATTGACAAGCTGACTTTCAAGATCCGGGAAGCAGAGCGTCGCGAACAAGCGGCTCTTGATTTCGCCCGTGGCCTGAAGGGTGAGCTGGACTCTTATCGGGAAAAGGCCAATGTTTTGGACCAGACCTTGGTCCAAGAGTTTGATACCCGGATCAAGTCTCAAGAACGCTTTGCCAAGGACAAGCTGAAGCAAGCCATTGACACGGGTGACTCTGATGCTCAGATCGAAGCTCAGACCCTATTGGCAAACCTTGCCGTTGAGAATGAGCGTCTTCGTGTTTCCCGTTTGCGTCGTGAACAGGAAGAAGTAGCCGAGCGTCAGCGTTACGAGCGTGAAGCCCGTGCCCCGCAAGAGGCCCCTCGTCAGCCGCAGCCCGATCCAAAGGCTCAGGGTTGGGCAGAAAAGAACGAGTGGTTTGGTGCTGATCGTGCCATGACCGCTACGGCCTATGCGATTCACGAGGATCTCGTTTCCCGTGAGGGCTACGATCCAACCAGCGACGAGTATTATGAGGAGCTTGACCACCGTATGCGTCAAGATTTCCCCCATAAGTTCAAAAAACCAGAGCCTGTAGAACGTCCACAGTCCCCTGTGGCCTCAGCCCGGGCTACCGCAAAACCGAGCCAACGCAAGATTTCTCTGACCCCGAGTCAGGTAAGGATTGCCAAAGCACTCAATGTTAGTTTAGAAGAGTATGCGAAGCATGCTCGTAAGCAGATGTTAGGACAATGATTATGTCAGTGGACCGCACACCTCGTTCCGAGAATGCCCGAGCCAAACAGGCTCGCCCCCAAGTTTGGAGACCCCCGTCCTCATTGGACGCACCCCCCGCACCGGAGGGTTTTAAGCACCGCTGGGTTCGTATGGAGACCAGTGGATTTGACGATAAGAAGAACCTCCATTCTCGCTTACGCGAAGGCTTTGAACTTGTTCGCGCCGATGAATACCCGGACTACGATCTGCCCACCATCAATGACGGCAAGCATGCCGGAGTGATTGCGGTAGGGGGATTGGTCCTAGCGCGTATTCCCATCGATCTTGTCAAGCAACGGGAAAACTACTACCGCAACCAAGCTCAACAGCAGATGGATGCGGTCGATAACGACCTAATGCGAGACCAACACTCTTCAATGCCGATCAGTAAACCAGATCGTCAAACCCGTGTAACCTTCGGTGGAAATCGTTCCGCCGGATAACGTCAAAGGATCTAAGCGATGGCAAATATTAATGCCACTTTCGGGCTTCGCCCGTATCGTATGCTTGGAAGCGGTGCTAACACCAATGGCGACAGCACATATCTGATCCAGACCGCAGCTACTGCGGGTACGTCCAGCTCTATCTATTGCGGCGCACCCGTCATTCCGCTGACCAACGGTATGATCGATATCCCTGCAACTGCCAATGGCGGTACAGTACCTATTCTGGGTGTCTTCCTCGGTTGTAACTACATCGATCTGACAGGCAAGCCTCGCTGGTCGCCATATTGGCCCGGCACTTCGGCTGTCTATGCAAACTCGATTGCTACAGCAACTGTTGTTTCTAACCCTGACCAGCTGTTCTTGATCAACACAGACGCTGCTGCGGCTGACTCGATCATCCACGCAAACGCCAACTTTGCAACCGCCATCACTGGTAGTGCAATCACTGGTTCGTATGCGAAACTGGCAGTTTCGACGGTTAACACTACCAACACTCTCAACCTCCGCATCGTTGGCTTCGAGGATACTCCTGCCAATAATGATGCAGCGGCTGCTGGTCGCTTGGCTATCGTGTTGCTCAACAATCACTTCTATCGCTACAATGCCAATGGCACTGGCGCGGGTATCTAAGGGAGCATTGAACAATGGCTATTACTCGTTCACAACTCCTCAAAGAGCTTGAGCCGGGCCTCAACGCACTCTTTGGGATGGAATATGATCGTTACGATAACGAGCATGCCGAGATCTTCGACACGGAAAATTCTGACCGTGCCTTCGAAGAAGAAGTCATGCTGGCTGGTTTCGGTCAGGCCCCTGTAAAGGGCGAAGGTGCAGCGATCACGTACGACACCGCTGGTGAATCGTACACCGCTCGCTACACCCACGACACCATTGCTATCGCGTTTGCGATTACCGAAGAAGCTGTCGAAGATAACCTCTACGACAAACTCTCGGCCCGCTATACCCGTGCAATGGCGCGTTCGATGTCCAACACCAAACAGGTGAAGGGAGCTTCGGTCCTCAATAATGCTTTCTCCTCGTCCTATCTGGGCGGCGACGGCGTGTCGATGATCAACAGCGCACATCCTACCTTCGGTGGCGGTACGTTCTCGAACACCCCAACCACTCAGGCTGACTTGAACGAAACCTCGCTCGAACAGGCTCTGATTGATATTGCAGCTTTCATCGACGAACGCGGCCTCAAAATCGCTCTTCGTGGTATGAAGCTGATTATCAACCCGGCTTTGCAGTTCACTGCCGAGCGTATCCTGAAGTCGGAACAGCGTGTCTCGACTGCCGATAACGACATCAACGCTCTGCGTTCGGGTGGTTATCTGCCGCAGGGCTTCACTGTCAACCACTTCCTGACAGACCCCGATGCGTTCTTCATCAAGACTGACGCACCAAACGGCCTGAAGCACTTCGTTCGTTCGCCAATTAAGACGGCGATGGAAGGTGACTTTGAGACGGGCAACGCTCGTTACAAGGCTCGTGAGCGTTACAGCTTCGGCTGGTCTGACCCTCGTGCGATCTACGGTTCGCAGGGTGCGTAAGCACTAAGGGTTGTGACAAAATTAAGGGGGTTGGCCTTGTGTCAATCCCCTTTTTCATATAGGTTATATCAGTCCGGGATTTCCGGCTATGTTGACCGTCCCGGCGGACGCTGCACAGACAACATAGCTTACATCGTGCAGGAGTATCTACGATGGGTATTACCACTTTCTCTGGTCCCGTTAAAGTCGGCGACATCAAATTCACCACTGGCACAACTTTGGGCCAAGACGTAGCCAACCTCGGCACAGTCATCTCCATGCAGTCCGAAACTGTTTCTCAGGCTGGCGCAGGGGCAGATGGCGTATATACGTCTAACATCGTCATTCCCGCTGGTAGCACAATCACTTCCATCCAGTTGTTTATCACCGCTGTCTGGTCTGGCGTTTCGACAACCCTTGGTGTCGGAACTACAGGTTCAGCTACTTACCTGACTGCGGCTGGTGCCGTGGCTGGTGGTACTCTCGGCATCATTGCCGCTACCGCTGGTGCAGATGCAACCCGTATTGGCAACTGGGCAAACGTCGGCACGACCGATGTCCGCATCCGTCTGACCTCGACTAATACCGGCACAGGTACAGCCGTACTGGTTGTCGCTTACGCTCAGAACCCTAACGTAACCTTTGTGGTCTAATTTAGGGGGCCATCATGGCTGATACTGTAGCAACACAACTGCTCTATGATGGCGCAAAACAAGCCATCATGAAGTTCACCAACGCCTCTGATGGTACTGGTGAGACCAACGTAAAAAAGGTCGATGTGGCCACGCTTTCCTCATACTTGGGGAAAGCGTGTTCAGGTGTCCAAATTGATCGCATCTATGGTCTGACGCATGGGATGGAAGTCCGGCTGCTGTGGGAAGCCACCGCAAACGTGACAATCCTGACCTTCCCGCAGAACGCCGCTCAAACAATGTCGTTTGACGACTTCGGTGGGTTGGACAACAACGCCACCACGGGAAAAACGGGGAACATCCTGTTTTCAACTCTGGATGCCTCCGCAGGGGATGCTTACACAATCATCCTTGTCATGCGTAAACTCTACTGAATTGGGCTGGGTGTGATGAACGTATCCATCGATCTTGTGTGGAACATGCTTCACACCCTTCTCATCATACCGATGGGCTGGGTGCTGGCGTACTTAAACAGCCAGCAAAATCAACTCTGGAAAACTATCTCGGAGACCAGAGAGAAGTACGTTACAAAGACTGAGTTTCACAGCGATTTGGCCTTGATACACAAAAGGTTTGATCGTCTCGAAGAAAAAATAGATCGTCTCATCGCAGACCATCTTGCCAAACGCTAGGAGAACTACGATGGCCCTCATGAAAAAACCCGGCAAGAATGACTCCATGCCAAAGCGCATCCGTCAACGTGCCATGAACATGGCAATGGCTGATCGTGGCGGAGCCTCTATGCCTCCTGCCATGTCTAGTTCCCCCATGGCCCCACCTCCGGGGATGTCCTCTCCCATGTCAGCCCCTCCCGCCATGAAGAAGGGCGGCGCAGTCAAGGAAAAAGCCAGTGGCGAACGCTACGCCTCCAAGGCCGCGATGAAGAAGCACGAGGGCAAAGAGAGCAAGTCTATGGAGCGCAAAGAAGACAAGATGCGGGGTGGCGGCATTGCAGTTAAAGGCAAGGGCGTGGCTCTCCGTGGTGGTGGTGTCGCTACTCGCGGCATGGGCGTTGCCCTGAAGAAGGGTGGCGAAGCCAAGCGTTCCGGCCTGATGGTCATGATTGCTGTCGGCAAGGGTAAGAAAAAATGAAAAAGCCTACGAAGGCTCAGGCCAAAGTTCAAAAGGTTATGCACGAGTTCAAGACCAAGACCTTGCACACGGGTAGCAAGAAGGGTCCTTTGGTCAAGTCTCGTAGTCAAGCAATCGCCATCGCTCTTTCTGAGGCTGGCAAGTTAAAGAAGGGTAAATGACATGGCTAAGATGCGCTCTGAAAACACCGATTATGCCAAAGCCCAAAAGGGGTATTACGATACCTCTATGAAGGCGGGCAAAGATTTTACTTTTGAAAGACAAGATCCCAAAGTGTCCGCAGAGGACTTTAGGCAGATGCTTGCCGAACGCTCCAAAGCCTCTCGCGAGCGTCAGGGAAAAATGGACGACTACAATAACTCCGAAAAAGAAACGGGCTACAATTACACAAGGGATTTTGACAACAACTCTGGGGAGGCCATCGACCGTTTAAGCCGTTCCCCCACTTCTGACTCCGAAGGCAACATGAAGTACCGCAAGGGCGGCATGGTCAAGAAGAAGTCTGCCAAGATGGCTAGCGGTGGAGCTGTTCGTGGTGCTGGTTGCGCTACGAAGGGCAAAGGAAAGATGAGGATGTACTAATGGCTCGCACAGGCAATAAATCAAACACTGGGTTAATGAACATTGGTATGTGGGAAGGGTCCAAAAAGGACGTTGCCCAAGATACCAAGTTGGCAAAAGCACGTGGTATGACCAAGGCCGAATGGGAAACTTCTTCCGCGGATGAAAAACACGATACCCAAAAATCTATGAAGGGTCTTCGTGGTGGGGGGATCGCAACCCGTGGTATGGGCGTAGCCCTTGCCGAAGGTGGTTCCGTTTGCAAGGCTGGCGGTGGTATGGTATCCCCCAAGGGGACTGGCATGGCTCGGTCAAAAAGCTGCAAGGTAAGCTAAGATGGCAACTTCCGGCACGAAGACGTTCAACCTCGATCTAGGGGACTATATCGAGGAGGCTTTTGAGCGGTGCGGTATCGAAGTCCGTACGGGCTACGACCAGCGCACTGCCCGTCGAAGCATGAACCTTCTGCTGGCAGAATGGGCAAACCGTGGGTTGAACCAGTGGACAATTGTTCGCGATTCCATCACTGTCTCGGCTAACGGTGGGGTCAACTCGGATGGTCTGACCTACGAGCTTCCCACGTCCACCATTGATATCATTTCAATGGCTTGCCGCTTTGTCAGCACAGCTGGATCTCAAAACCAGCAGGATCTGACTGTTGATCGAATCAGCCGCGACTACTACCTCAGCATTCCAAACAAACTTTCAACCGGACGCCCCCTTCAGTTTTATGTCAACCGCCAGATCACTCCTCAACTTGTTATATGGCCTCGGCCTAATCAGGATTATTACCTTATCGTTGATAAGCTTGTCCGTATGGATGATGCTGGAGGCGGCGCAAACACACTCGACATCCCTTTCCGCTTCTATCCCTGTCTTGTGGCTGGTCTGGCTTATTATATCGCTATGAAGAAAGCTCCTGATCGTGTGCAGCTTCTGAAAGCTGTATACGAGGAAGAGTTTGACAGGGCCAAGAGCGAAGATCGTGACCGCGCTTCACTGCAACTTACTCCGGTGAGGAACTGGTATAGGGTAGTGTAACATGGGCAGATACGCAGGAGGCAATTATGCGATTGCGCTATGTGACCGATGTGGTCTTCAGTACCGCCATGTTTCTTTGAAGAAAGAGTGGAACGGTCTGCGTACTTGCGTCGAATGCTGGGAGTCAAAGCATCCGCAGATTCAGCCCATCTTCCCTCCAACAGAACCACAGGCTTTATTTGAGCCTCGTCCAAGCCGGGTTGAGCCCATGCAAGTTCCTGTGGGCCAAGACATTTTCCCCTATCTTGAAAACATCAGCACTCAGGGTGTTATGCAGGTTGGGGTAGTTAGGGTGGAGATTTCATAAAATGGCGTGGACGTACACAACTTTGGTGCAAGCCGTAAAGGATTTCACAGAATATGATGAAAGTACCTTTAATTCATATATCCCCACGTTTATTCGCAACTGCGAAGAGCGGATCCTGTTCTCTGTCCAGCTGGTGGATTTCCGTTACAACGTCACTGGCACAACCACAGCTAGTAACAAGTATCTTGGGTTGCCGTCCGACTTCTTGTCGCCGTTCTCTTTGAGCGTAACGGCAGACGGTACGACATCCTTCTTGTTGAACAAGGACGTAGAGTATCTCCAAGAGTACAACCCAACTGGCGTTACGGGGACTCCAAAGTATTACGCGCTCTTTGACAGAAGCACGTTCATGCTGGCCCCCACCCCAGCGGACGCATACCCAGTTGAGCTGCATTACTACTACCAGCCGCCATCAATTGTAGATACGGGTACATCTTGGCTGGGGAACAATGCCGAACAAGCCCTTCTTTACGGGACGCTGTTTGAGGCTTATACCTACATGAAGGGTGAGCAGGACTTGCTGAACCTCTATAACCAGCGGTTTGCTGAGGCTCTTGCTCGCCTAAAGAACTACGGTGAAGGCGTGGAAGATGACGACGCATATCGCGACGGTCTCATTAGAATAAAGGCAACATAGAATGGTTGGAAGTCAGGGTACTACTGGTGGGTTTAGGGTGGACGTTCACACATCTTCGGATGGAGGACACCCACCAGAGTTCTGGGCAAAGCGGGCCGCTGACCGCATTGTTTCTGTTTCCGAAACAGCGCATCCTGCTATCCGCGAACAGGCGGTAGCCTTCAAGGATTTGGTAGAACAAGTAGTGCTTGATCACATGAAACGTGCTATATCCTGTGACAGGACCACGGTCAGCCATCTGGTGACAGAGGCTGGTCACCCACAGTTAGCGGAACTTTTAAGGAGGCCATAATGGCTTTTACCGGAAACTTTATGGCTACCTCTTTTAAGCTGGAGCTTCTCAGTGGTATCCACGCTTTCAATACCTCGGTTGTCCGTGCGGCTACGACGGCAGATACCTTTAAGATGGCTCTCTACACATCTTCGGCATCGCTGACCGCTGCAACCACAGCATACAGTGCAACCAACGAAACAACCAATACGGCTGGTTCGGCCTACACCGCGGGCGGTAATACACTTACAAGTTCAACCACTTCGTCTAGCGGCACAACTGCTTTCGCAGACTTTGCCGATAGCTCGTGGTCGACGGCCTCTTTCACTGCTCGCGGCGCGTTGATCTATAACTCGACCCAGAGCAACAAGGCTGTTGTCGTGCTTGACTTCGGTGCGGATAAAACTGCCTCGGCTGGTACGTTTACGGTTGTCTTCCCAACTGCGGATGCTAGCAACGCAATCATCCGTATCGCCTAACATTGGGTGTGAGTACCGATGGCTGACGCAACCGTATCATTCGAGGGTTGGGATCGATCCCTTGGATGGGGTATCGGTGCATTTGGCACGGGGTCAATCGACGCATACATGACGGGTGGGGTGGGTGATTCCACCGTTCGAGTCGATGTGGATGTCGCGGTTACAGGGCTGTCGGCTACTGGGGATATTGGAACTGCTACCGTCACCGGGACAGCTAACGTCAGCCCAACGGGTGTTTCTGCCACCGGAGACATTGGAACTGCTACTGTTACGGCAGATGCAAATGTCGATACGACAGGCGTAGCTGGGACAGGCGGGACTGGAACTGCCACCGTTACGGCAGATGCCAATGTCAGCCCAACTGGTGTTTCTGCCACTGGTAATGTTGGCGATACCACCGTTACGGCAGATGCCAATGTCAGCCCAACTACGGTTTCTGGTGAGGGACAGGTTGGTCAGGTTGACATTGAGTCTGTCAACTTCGTTGATGTTACCGGAGTGTTCGCTACTGGTCAGGTTGGCGATACTACGGTAATAGGAGGAGCCACTGTTACTGTTGAAGGTTCTTCTGCAACAGGGTATAGTGGACAAGTTCTCGTTTGGGGGGCGATTATTCCCAGTCAAACGCCCGGATGGAATGGAGTCGTTCCATCTCAGACCCCCAACTGGAACCAAGTTGCCGCGTAGGAGGCAGATAAATGGCTAGTACTTATTCAACCAATCTCGGCATCGAACTCATGGGGACTGGCGATCAGTCCGGTACTTGGGGTACGACCACCAACACCAACCTCGGGACGCTGCTGGAACAGGCCATTGCTGGTTACGCCACTCAGGCGGTAACCGATTCTTCTTCCGCGACAGTCTTGACGATCACCAACGGTGCAGCTTCCACAGGCCGCAACCCCGTCATCGTCCTGACAGGCGTATTGACTGCGGATCGTGTTGTTGAAGTTCCCGCCAAGACCAAACTGTATGTCTTTAAGAACTCCACCACGGGTGGTTTCAACGTCACCGTAAAAGTAACGGGTCAGACGGGCGTGACGATTGCCAACGGCAAGACCGCCTACATGTTCTGCAATGCGACCGATACGGTTGAAATCTTTAACGCTCCGGTAACGGAAGCTGGGACGCAGACGCTCACCAACAAGACGCTGACATCTCCAACCGTCAATACCGCCACTATCTCCGGCGGTACGATCAATAACGCCGTTATTGGTGGAACGACCGCTGCGGCTGGGACATTCACCACAATTGGCGGTACGACGATCACTGCCAGTACCCAGTTCTCCGGTCCACACAACGGAACCGTTGGTGCGACGACCCCCTCTACGGGTTCGTTTACTACCTTGGCAGCTTCCAGCACCGTATCTGGTACAGGGTTTAGCACCTACCTTGCTTCCCCTCCTGCGATTGGCGGCACCACTCCGGCTGCGGGTGCTTTTACTACAGTCACTGCAACTACTGGGGCAGCTACCGCTGCAACCTTTACATCTGCCAGCGTTGGCACGGGCGGAACTATTGCCGTTAATGATACAGGAACAAACGGCTCTATCATTAAAATGACAGGCAATGGCGCAACGACCCCTACCAAATTCTTAAACGTACTGAGCGGTGTACTCCGCATCCTTAATAATGCGTATTCTGCCGTTCTTATGACGCTTGATGATTCCGGGAATTTGGTTGCCACTGGTAACGTCACTGCATACTCCGATGAGCGGGTCAAGACCAACTGGCGTAGTATGGAACCCGGATTCCTGAAGCAGCTTTCCGAGATCAAGGCTGGAACTTACGACCGTACCGATACCGACGCTCCCATGGTTCAGGTCGGTGTGTCCGCGCAGGACTTGCAGAAGATTCTTGGTCCTGCGGTCTTGGAAGATGCTGACGGTATGCTGTCCGTGGCTTACGGCAACGCGGCCCTTGTAGCTGCCGTCGAACTGTGCAAAGAAGTTCAGCGGCTTCACACCGAGATCGAAGCCTTAAAGGCCCAGTTCCACGAGGAGATTGGGTCTATCAAGGTGGAGTTTGCCGACGAGATCACAGCACTGAAAGCACGTCCTGTTTGCAAGTGCGCTTCATAAGGAGCCTATAGAATGACGCTTCCCGCCTCTGGCACAATTGCTATGTCCAACTTCAACACCGAGCTGGGGGTGGCATCGACCACCAATAGGTCGATGTCCTCTATCTACTCACTAACTAAAACTGGGCAGCAGTCGTATGCGTTCAATGCCTATTACAGCAAGGCATACTACCAGAGCACCACTGGCGGAAATTGCAACAACGGAAACTGTAACTTCCCCAATAATTGTACCTACCAGTGTACTAATTGTTCAACTGGTGCAGCAATCAATTGCACTAATTGCGATACTCAGTCCTACATTCAAACCAACTGTAACTGCGCTTGTACCTATAATTGTGCTGCCGTAACAAACATGTTGTACGATTGCGCTTGCGCTTGCTCTACTGACTCTACCACCTGTTTTTTAGCTGGATCACCCGTTTTTATGGCAGATGGTTCGTTGCGGCGTATTGAGGATGTTAAGATAGGAGAATATGTAAAAGGCGCATACGGAGAAGCCAACAAGGTACTTGCGTATGACCGTCCACTTTTAGGCAATCGTCTTATGTTTGTTATTAATGGAGAACACCGGACAACAGACGAGCATTCCCACATGAGGGCAGACCGTTCTTTCGGTCCCATAAGTTTAAGGGCGTGGCAATCCGATACCGGAACCACTCACCCCGTTATAGTTGATGAGTGTGGGACAGTTGAACAGTGGTTACTCCCCGGTGTGGAAGACATGTCTACAATCAGCCAACTTCAAGTTGGAGAAGAGTTATGGACAACACACGGTTCCAAAAAACTTGAAACAATCACCAGTGAAAAATTGCCTACAGAAACGCAGCTTTATAACTTGGTGCTTGATGGCAGTCATACTTACTTTGTTGATGGCTACTGCGTAACCGGGTTTATAAACGGTTACGATTTTGACCATAAAAGCTGGTCTCCCTTGGGGGAAAAGTGGCTTCCCAACAACTACCGCAAATAGTTCTTCCCGTATTCTACGGTTAAAAGGAAACACCTATGACCTCAATCATTGTCTATCGGGAGTTTACTCTTCCCTACACCTTCTCTGCGGAAGTCAGCATTTTAGCGGAAAGCGTAACAATCACTACTACTACGAAGCATGTGCTTCAGAGTGAGCGTACTTTAACAACCACTATTCTTTGGAGCGAGTTGCAAGCGCGTGATGACAAGTGCGGCTTTGACCGCTGGATTGTTCCGCTAGATTCATACGGCAACCAATATCAAATTCGTAATTTGCATGTTGAAACATACGCTTCGCAACTGCCTCCTACCGAACAGGCTGGTTTGACGGGAAGCAGCAACTTGTTCCACATCATCACCCGCCCCACAGATACGTCTTTCTTGGACAGTTGCTACTATCTCAACATACCAGACGGGGGGACGTACACCTGTAACCTTCCTGTCGAAGAACTCCCCCGCACTATTTCGACGGGTAGGAAATATTATTGGCCCGCGATGGAACTGGTTGAAATATCCAGAACATCTGATAAGGTCACTTGTGAGGTTCGGATGGATGCATCCGTATCTGACCAAGTGATATATTTAGAAACCGACTTGGGCTATGTTACGAAAGAAGTTACCGTCCAGAATGGTACGGCACAGTTCTCTTTTGTCCCCGTTGAGATGAACGACGGTGACACCGCTACTGTGAAAGCTGGATTCAAGTACTTCTCTAATGTGGCTTCGGTCCCCATTGTGAGGTGATCAATATGTCGAGTTACGACACGAATCCAACCATGTCAAATCTTTGGCCTACAAAGATAATGAAAGGTTCGATTATAAAGCCTGATTCGTGGCATGAAGAACTGGCAGAACTTGCCCGTGATTATGTTGAAAATAGAATGGTAAAATATGACAGCGGCTTCAAACACGCTGTACCTAACAATCTTCTCCTTCATTATAAGTCCACGGCTTTAACTGAATACTTTGAGATTCTGCAAGACTATTTTTGGACCTATATGATGGGTGTTGCCGATATTGGTCCTTCAGATATTACGAAGCCAAATTGTCATATGTTTGGTAACGTTGAGAAAAGGGGCGAGTGGAGTATCCCACATGCCCATCACGGAAACCAATGCGTTATAACTTTTTATCCCAAAGTCACCAGAGACCCCCAAGAGCCACATCCGTATGCTGGTTCTATGGTTTTTCACAACCCACGGTTTATGCAGTCAGGTTTTTGGGCAAGACGTGAAAAACTGTTTACCCCTTTTAAGGTTGAAACAGGAACTATTGTAGCGTTTCCGGGAATTGCCGAGCATTCGACGTTTCCATTCTTCAACGAAGGCTCAGAGAAAACGGCCCTTGTTTGCAATATCCGGTTTACGGGTACACTGGAAGGTGAGGGTTCAATGGACCAATACCAGACCTTTGAAGCCCTCAATGAACACAGAGAAAAACTCTGCAACTCGTAAGGAGTTAACATGCTTTTCAATATTCACGCTGAAAGAAATGGCGGCGCAGATAAAATCGTGCTGACCTACGACAATGTGACCAATGAGCTGCGGGCTCAGGATGGGTTCCTCATTGAGAACCCATCGCTGCTACGTAAAAAATGGGAAGACGCAACTATCTTCTCTAAAGAACACCCCTTGGTGAAGTCAAAGCTGGTTAAGATCCTCAAGATCCAGTTCGGTCTTTCCTGCAACTATAGCTGTTCCTATTGCTCTCAACGGTTTGTTGAACGTGCAGATGAGACGAATAAGAAAGACATTGAAGGTTTTATGCGTAAGCTGGAAAACCTAGAGTTTAACGAGCAAGATGGGTTGAAGGTTGAGTTTTGGGGCGGGGAACCGCTTGTCTACATTAAGACGATAAAGCCTTTGCTTGAGGAGTTGCAGAAAAAATTCTCCTCTTGGGAAAAAAAGCCGCACTACAGCATGATCACCAATGGGTCCTTGTTGACTGACGAGCTCTGCGACTGGCTGTTCAAAAACCACTTTAGTGTTGCCATCAGTCACGATGGTCCCGGTCAGCATGTACGTGGCCCGGACCCGTTTGATGATCCCGTGGTAAAAGATGTGATCCTGCGGTTCTATCGTCGGATGCGCCCCCTTAACCGCATCAGCTTCAACTCAATGCTGAACAGCTCCAATAGGAGCCGCAAGGAAATCTTTGAGTGGTTTGTCAATCTTACCGGAGATCCCGGAGTCCTTCTTGGTGAGGGTGGGTTGATTGATGCATACGATACTGACGGTCTTGCAAATGCTCTGACCACCAAGCAAGAACATTTTGAGTTTCGGCAAACTGCTTTTAAGGACATAGCCACAACGGGTGGGGCGATAGGTTTTACGGGCATCCTCGATAAGGTTGATGCTTTTACCAACGCCATTTTGTCTCACAAACCATCGAGGTCTCTTGGGCAGAAGTGCGGGATGGACGATGACAACATCCTTGCTGTTGACCTAAAGGGCAACGTGATTACCTGTCAGAACGTAAGTGCTGTTTCTACCGCAGGAAACGGTATGCCCCACCTTGGAGGCAACATTGTCAACATGGACTCGGTCAAGATCAGGACAGCTACCCACTGGAGCAATCGCCCCGACTGCGCCAACTGCCCCGTTCTGCATATCTGTCAGGGGTCTTGCATGTACCTTCAGGAAGAGTACTGGGATAAGTCATGCGACAACGCCTACTCCGATGCAGTTGCCATCTTTGCCCTGTCACTGGAAAAGATCACGGGGTACATCCCCTATTTGATTGAAGCTGACCATCTTCCACCGGAGAGACAGGACATCTGGGGATGGACACTTGAACATGCTGAAGACGAGAAGAAGGATCTTGTGTCCCTTCGCCCTGTCATTCAGAAGAAAATGGTGGTAGAAGATGTTGAGGTCTACACACAAGCTGTCGTAGGGGAATGATATGCCTTTACAGAAACTCCAGTTCCGTCCCGGACTTGTTCGAGATGTAACAGCGTACACGAATGAGGGCGGCTGGTTTGACAGCAACCTTGTTCGTTTCCGCTTGGGGTTTCCGGAAACAATCGGGGGCTGGCAGAAGTATTCTAATAACACCTATCTTGGGTCTGTCCGCTCTCTTTTGAGCTGGGTAACTCTTGACGGGTCTAACTTGCTGGCCCTCGGATCTAACCTGAAGTACTACATCGAGGAAGGCGGTCAGTTCTTCGACATCACGCCTATCCGAAAGACTGTGGCAGCGGCCTCAGCATTTGCCGCTACTAATGGCCTGTCCACAATTGTGGTAACAAACACAGGACACGGTTGCGTCAACGGGGACTTTGTTACCTTTAGCGGCGCGGTTTCCCTTGGTGGTAACGTCACTGCCGCTGTTCTGAACCAAGAGTACCAAATCACCTACATCAACGAAAATAGCTATCGGATCACAGTATCTGTTGTTGCTAACGGATCAGACTCCGGTAACGGTGGTGCTTCGACTGTCGCCCAATACCAGATCAACACGGGCCTTGATACTCAGGTCGGCGGTACGGGTTGGGGCGCGGGAACGTGGAGCCGTGGGACATGGGGGTCTGCCACCACTGTCAGTATCGGTAACTCACTTCGGCAGTGGGCACAGGACAACTACGGCGAGGACTTGATCTTCAACGTCCGTAACGGCGGCGTGTACTATTGGTATGGTGCGGGGGGTAATGCTACCAGAGCGGTAACATTGGCCTCTCTGTCAACGGATACCTCTACCCCGGACATTGTGAACCAAGTTATTGTCTCTGACCGCGACCGACATGTGATTGCTTTCGGGGCAAACATGGGGTCAGGTACGGCTCAGGACCCATTGAGCATCCGGTTCAGCGACGGGGAAGACCCGTTCACTTGGTATCCTTCTGCTACCAACACTGCGGGCGATATCCGCATTGGTTCTGGTACGAAGATCGTTCGGGCCGTGGAAACCAAACGCGAAATCGTTGTGTTCACCGATGTTGCTGCCTATTCCATGCAGTACCTTGGACCACCCTACACATTCGGTATTCAGCAGATTGCCTCAAACATCACCATCAACGGCTTCAACAGTGCCATCGCTGTTGACGACGCAGTGTTCTGGATGGGTAATAGCAACTTCTATGTGTATGCTGGTCAAACACAGCCTTTGAACTGTCCGATTCAAAGTTATATTTTCGATGACTTCAACATGGCGCAGAACGAGAAGGTGTTTGCCTACTTGAATGCCCAATACAACGAGGTCAACTGGCTGTATCCCTCGGCTAATTCGGATGAGAACGACCGCTATGTGACCTATAACTACATCGACAAGGCGTGGTCTTTTGGTCAGATTGCCCGCACGGCGTGGCTGGATGACGGTGTTCGCGGCTTCTCCCTTGCGGCATCAACCGACCAGTATCTCTACAACCATGAAATTGGTACGGATGACGGCAGCACTAACCCTGCCTCTCCGTTAAATGCGTATATTGAGTCCGCCCCCGTTGATATCACCGATGGGGACAAGTTCTCCTTTGTCCGTCGTATTCTTCCGGACGTGAAGTTCTTCAACTCTACAAGTGATCCGGAAGTTTCCTTGGTACTGAAGACGCAAAACTACCCCGGTTCAAACCTTGTTAGCGGGTCAACTTCAGCGGTAGATAGAACCTCCACTGTCCCTGTGGATCAGTACACCAACGTGGCAAACGTCCGTGTTCGCGGTCGCTCACTCATCTTCCGCATTGAGAGCAACAAGGTCGGTACTCGGTGGGGATTGGGGTCTCCCCGTATCGAGATTCGGCCTGACGGGGGTCGGTAATGGATTACCGTATTGTATTTCCCACCTTTCCCAGACCACCGGAGGAGTATGATCAGCGGCACTTTCAGGATCTAGCACGTTCCTTGGAAGCCCTTGTCGTTGCTATCCGTACGGCTGGCGAGGGACGGCAGACCACTATCGTCTTGACAGACTTGCAGTCTAACGATGTTGGGCTTGAGGCAGGAACAATCTTTCAGGTTGCTGGGGTTTTGCGGGTATCAATGGCAAACCTCCCATATGTTACAGGTAACAGTGCAACGGGGCGGGTTGGCTCCGTATCAGTGACAACGTGACTTGTCTTTTCGGGTGTAAACGGGTATGTTCTTGGTTGCCAGTATCAGGCTCTGGCCCTGCCCATAAGAACTTCTCCGTATCATAGGAACGTATCTATGCAGGGTATCGCATCTATTCAAGATATGCCGTTTTCTCAGCAAGACTATCAAGGCATGGCTAAGGCTATTGGAGCATACTACGACAGTATGTCTCCGGAGCAGAAACAAGCTTTGTCTGGCGTAGCCCAAGAGATTGGCTCGTTGCCAATCGAGAAGCTGAATGTCTTTGACCAGCTGCTCAACTTTCTTGAGAAGAATGTCGGTCGTTACAAAGAGGTTGTTGCCGAGCTTGTCCGCCGAGATGCTGTGGACGAGGGAGATCTCCCTGATACATATGACCCCGCCCTCTTTTCACTCATCCATTCTTTGGTTCGTGAGTCCTTAAAAAAGGCTGGCAACAATACCCAAGGGTTTGCAAAAGGTGGCTTGGCTTCTTTGAAGCACTCGGCTGCGCGAATCAAGGCCGCGGGCCGTGGTGATGATACCGTGCTGGCACACATCACTCCTGCCGAGGCAGCTTTGTTGAAAGCTCGCGGCGGCTCCGGTGATACAAACCCCCTCACTGGTTTGCCTGAGTATGGCTTCTTCAAAAGTATCGGTAAGATCTTCAAGGCTGTTGCTCCCATTTTGGGAACGGTCGTTGGCGGCATGGTCGGCATGCCGTTCCTCGGCGCGGTTATCGGTGGCGGTATTGGCGGCGCGATGGGTGGCGGCGGTGTCAAGGGTGCGTTGATGGGAGCCGGGATGTCGGCTCTTGGCTCGCTGGCTTTTGGTGGAGCAAGCAGCTTGTTCAACGGCGGCACTTTTATGGAAGGTGTCACTAACACACTTCCATCTTATTTGGGTGGTGCTGGTGAGACGTTTGGTGGCTCGCTGTTCGGTAGCGGTGCATCTGGTAGCACTATTGATCCGGCGACAGGCCAAACTATTAAACCTCCAGTTCCTCCGGAAGGACTTCGCAGCTACGACCCTACAACCCCACAAGCTACAGGGGCTGCTAACGGCACAGTTACCCCAACGGCCCCCGCGGGGGCGGGTGCAGCCTCTACTGAAAAAGTTAGTTTCATGGATGACCCCATGAAGTGGATTGGTCAGAACAAGGGAACGGCTCTTGCCTTGGGTGGTGCAGGGTTGCTTGCTGCCAATAGCATGAACGAAAAGAAGGCTCCGGCGTCACTCGTCGACAACAACAAAGAGTTGACGAAGGAAGAGCGCGAGGCCAAGTATCCTTGGACCGTGATCGACCAGAGCAAGTTCACAAACAATTATATCGCTCCCACCAATCAAGCTCCTCAGTATGAGTGGCAGAAGGGTGTGTACGAAACACCTAAGTTTGTTGCGGCTAAGGGCGGGATTGCCGATGTTCGCACAGGTGGGCATCTTGAAGGACCGGGCACAGGAACAAGTGATTCGATCCCTGCCAAGTTGAGCGACGGCGAGTTTGTTATGACGGCAAAGGCTGTCCGTGGGGCTGGTGGCGGTGACCGCATGAAGGGTGCAAAGAAGATGTACGAACTCATGCATAAATTTGAACGGGTGGCATAACGATGGCTGAGGTAACAACCCAAGAGTATATCACTAAGGAATCGCCCCAGATCGAAGCCTATAAGCTCGGTCTATTGGACGTTGCCAAGAAGGTATCCGAAACCCCCATCAACCTTCCGGCAATGCAAGTTGCTGGAATGTCTCCGCAGCAGCAAGATGCCCTCAAGATGGCCTCTCAAGGTATCGGCATCTATCAGCCCTACCTGAATACGGCTGGGCAAAACTACGCCGACGCTACTGCTGGGTTCAAGTCTCTTCCTCAGTATGGTCAGGCTGCTGTTGACTACGGTGTTGCGGGGGCGCAAGCCTATGATCCCAATGCCGTTAAGGGGTACATGAACCCTTACCAAGAGCAAGTCACCCAGAATGCTATGAAGGAAATGCAGCGTCAGGCTGCGGTCCAACAGCAGGGTCTCAATGCTCAGGCGGTTAAGTCAGGTGCGTTTGGTGGGAGCCGTCAGGGCGTCCAGCAGACCGAGCTTGGTCGCAACCTGTATGACATCCAGTCTCAGCGCATCTTCCAAGACTATGCCAACAACTACAATCAGGCGCAAACGGCCTCGATGAATGCGTTTCAGAACCAACAGGCTCGGGCGCAGAACGTCGGCAACCTTGCACTGGGCGCAGGA